CAACAGGACGGGCGTGGAGGGTAACTGCGAGCCGCGCTCGGTGTTGGAAATGGAGGGGCGGGACGTTTCGGTCAGCTCGGCCAGGACCGTCTGATTCATCCCAAGCGCCAGGCGCCTGGCCCGAATGCGTGCGCCCAGTGCCACCGCTAACTCCAGGTCGGAGCGGGCACTGACACTCACGGCTTGGCCGGACGGATAGCCGCGAACGCAGTGGTGGCGCACAGGTAGCAGAGGTGGAACATCTCTGACGGCAAGCCGCCCCCCGCCATTCCGTCCACCCTTTCGCCCACGAGAGTGAGGACGCGTTCATCGTCTTTGGTCGTCCGGGCGTTAACACCGCCCTCTTTCAGGGTGGCGCCACAGTTGCCGTCACACTTGAGCAGCTCCATTTTCTACCCCCTTAAAGGTCGGTCGCTACGGGACGCGACATGATGCCCGACGCGCCAACGTGGTGAGAGATGGTGTCGCCGTCAGCCAGCGACTCGCTGAGAATGATCCTTTCGGTTCCGTCTGGGAACGTCACTCTCACCTCTAGGTTGTCCCCGAAGCGATGAATCCAGACGCCCGAGATTTGAACAGTGTTACTCATCCCGCTTCACTCCCTGCCTTTTCCTTTTCCTCGGCCAGGCGACCGAGGCGCTCCGCTTCCGAGCGGAGAATCCAGCGCTGCGTGCCTTGCACGCGAACGACAACCTCGCGCGCAACCAGGTCATCAAATGCCTTGTGGCATTCCTCGCGCGTCATTCCATGGGCACGACATAGTGTCCGAATCTCGCCAGCCGTCCCACCCAGATACGGCATGACGTTCGCCATGATGTCCATCATGCGGAGACGGTTCTGCGGCAGCCCCTCCAGGAGCTTGTCCCACCGGGTATTCTGCGGCACGCCGACAATACCCGACTCAACCAGCGGGTCGCCTTCCAGGAATACCGAGAGGATTTCCATCCCGGCGGCATCCCTGCCGATGGACACGGCACGCATCGTCAGCGCCATATCCTCCGGTTCGGCGTCATCCTTTTGTTTGCCGCAGGAGATGATGACCCGGTCGGATTCCTTGTGTGCTCGAATCTCCGTTTGCAATGCGGCTTTCACCGCGCTGGCGCCGCGTCCCTCGGCGCCGTCTTTGCCGGTGTGGTGCACCAGCATCACGCACGCGCCGCTGGCCTGCCGCAGCTTCTCCATGCGGTCGATGAAAACGCCCATCTCGGTATTGTCGTTTTCATCGATACCCACGGCGAGCCTGGCCTGCGTGTCGCCAATGATGAGCGCCGGCTTGATCTGCTCACACGCTGCGGTGAGCACCGCCCATTCCTGACTGGCAACCTGGATCGGGCGGGGCAGGAACAATACGTTCGTCATGCGCTGCTGGTATTGCGCCTCCCAGGCGCGCACTCTTTTCCGGATGCCGCGTAGACCCTCGGCCACGAGATAGACCACCGTGCCGCCCTGGACCGTACAGCCGTGCCAGGTGCGGGCAGTGCCCACCGAGGCGGCGATGTCCAGCGCCACAAACGATTTGCCACTGCCCGGCTTGCCGATGAGCCAGGCGAGGGAGTCGGCGTAGAGCCAGCCCTCCACAACCGGCACCGGGTCAGGGATCGAGTCCAGGCCGTCAGTGTCGACCAGCTCGGCAATTAGCGCGGCCACCGCGTCGGCCGGGGAAGTGATAGACGGGGCGGGATTGTGCTCGGGCGGCATCACGGCGTAGGGCTCACGCATGCCGGCACGCAGACCCGAGCGAATGGTGGCGAAGGTCTGTTGCCGGCCGTGCTTGGCCACGTGGCCGTTGGCGGTGGCCGCCTCGTAGAGCACACGCTCCAGCGCATCGCTGCTCACCCAGTCGCCCACGAAATGCCCCACGGCGAAGGCGGCACCGTTGAGCAGCGCGTTGCGCCCGTCACCGGGCTGGGCAGCCGCCAGGGCATCCACGGTCTGACGGCAGTAGGCCGCTGCACTCTCGGTGGTCCACAGCGCCGGCAGCGGGACGTAGCCGCTGCCGGGCGGCAGGGGGGTGTGCGGGGATGGCGGCGGGGATGGCGTGCCAGTGGTGGGCAGCACGACGCCGGGCAGCGCCGTCACGCTGGCCAGGGTGGCGCGATCCTCCACGGCGCGGGCCGCAGCGTTGAGGTGCGCGCACCAGCGCGGCGGGAGCTCGGGCAGCGCATCGGGCCGCGGCAGCTCGGGCCCTGACGGATCGGAGACGTCGGCGTGCGAGCCGTCAGGGCGGCGCCAGCGGTAGAGACCGCCCTCGGGGTGAATCGATGGCCAGGCCGCGAGGTAGCGGTGCACGTGCCGCAGTACCTCGATACCCGGGCCGAGCTTTTCCGGCGCTGCGCCCTCAAAGCGGTACAGCCGCACCCCGGACTTTCCGCCCCCCCGCGAGGAGGAGGTCCAGGTGTCGGGCAAGGGGCCGAACCGGTCGACCAGTTTTGCCAGGGTCCCCGCCCCGTTCTTGCCGTCGTAGTCGTCGACGTCAATTCCGATGACGCCCTCTGGCATCCGTAGGCAAATATTGCGGGGACCGACTTTCGTCCATTCCTCGATATCAGAACCGGAGGGATCAATCCCCTCATAGCCGGTGTATCCGCGGGGGGGGCTCTTTTTCATTCCGAGAGGGAGCGGGAGAATCCCCTTCCATCCGGCGCTGAAATAGTGCCAGGCGGATTCGGCGTAGGGACTCGCGCTCAACTCGCCCGCTCCAGGCGCGCCGCTGCGGCGGCACGGGCAGCACCCTGCACAGCCCGCCAGGCGCTCACGCCGCGGCTCACCAGCGCCTGGCTGACGGCGGCGCTCACGGCCTGACTGGCCCACGTGGTGGGCGCCTGGCCGTCCTCGGCCGCCAGCTGGCGGAGCTGGGTCCACTCGCTCTCCGTGAGCGTCAGGTATACGCGACGTCGCGTTTTGGGTGCGGACATGGAGCGGCTCCGGGGGACTCGGGACGGAGACAGCAACCGTAGCCCTACCCCTGGCTGCCGTGAACATCCCCCGAACGGTCGACCCCCTGGGCCGCTCGGCACCTCCTCCGAATGGGGGATGTTGCGGCACGTGGCGGAACCCCTAGAATCGCGCACTCATGCTAGGTTACCGCCCGGTAACATACTCACGGTATGTTACCGGGCGGTGTCCCGCCTCGCGTCGTACGCGTATACGGTTCCTTATCTGCACGCGCGCAGATAAGGAACCGCGCGTAACGCTACGTAACGCGTACGAGACCGCTCACCGTGAATCACTACCCCCTCCCCCCCTTAGGGGGGGGAGGGGGTAGTGTCTAAAGCTTTACTTTAGACTTCTCTTAAGAAGTAGACAAACCCCCACAAACCGGACAAAGCTGCCTGAAGCCGTCCAGAGCCTGGCAAGCTACGACGAAGCTGCACCAGCCAGGGCATTAGCCGCTGGCCAGCCTTAATCGGGGCGTCTTGCCAGGAACCAGGGCCATCCCTGGCAAGGCTCGCAAAACGGACACGGCCACCTTGACGGCTCCTGGCCAGCCGGCTACCGTGGCGCCATGGCCACCACGAGCGCTCCCGCTGACCAGCGGTCGAAGCCTGGCCAGGACTCCCCCGCCGCAGAATCTGCCCTCTGCGGCGGGGGGACTTCTTTTGCGGACGAATTCCCGGCAGCCTCCGTAATCACCATTCCGGCCGGCTCGCTGTATCAACCCATGTCCGGCCCGGCCGGCTGGGAATTTCCGCTGGCGCTGGAGCTTGCGGGTAAGCCCCGCACTAAGGGCAGCCTGACAATGCGCGGTCGCGGCAATCGCCGGACCGGTCGTATTCCGCTGGTCGACAGCGAGGCGTCGAAGACGTGGCGGGGAATGGTTGCCGACACGGCGGCGCTGGCAATGCGTCAGCAGGGCCGCGCAATTCTCACCGGTCCGGTTGAGGTCGAATTCACTTTCCGACTGGAGCGCCTGGCGAGCCGCCCCGAATTGACCGAGCCTATCTCGAAGGCGTGCGGCGATATCGACAAGCATGAGCGCAATGTGAATGACGCGCTCAATGGCGTTGTCTGGGACGATGACGCACAGGTCGTCATGACGCATATTCGTAAGCGGTTCATTCGCCCCGGCGAATTGCCAGGGGTGAGTATCAAAGTCCAGCCTTATGAGAGGGTTGGCTAAGTCGAAAGGGTCAAGGGCAGATGACCATCGGGCAGGATCGGACCGAGTACCGCAGACTGGCTCTCTTGCTGGCTCACGCCGTGGGGCGCCTCGCTTTCGAGCTGGAGTCCCGCCGCGCACTGGCAGAGGTGCGTGCGTCCTGGCCCTGCCTCGGACTCCTGGCTGACCAGGACGCGTCGAACCTCGTTGGGCCGTATCCGGCCGCGCGGTGGCGCCTGCACCCCGACCTGTACACCGGGCCGATTGCGCGGCCCTACAGCCCGCTGACGCCGCGGCAGTCCGACGCCGCCCGCCGCCCGGCGATCCGCGCCGCGATGGGGGTAGCGACGGTCGACCAGCGCCCGCCCGTCGCCCTGGCTACCGCGGCGTTGTGGTCCGAGCGAGCGGGCCTGTGAACGTCCGCCCGCCGTCCATCCACGGTGCCGTGTGGAGCCGTGTCGTCTGGCCGCTGCTGGAGTACAGGGTGGCGTACCTTCGGTCGAGCCAGCACCTCGTTTGTCCCGTCAGCCTCCTGGACTCCTCCGCCGACCTCGACGTTTTCTGGCCGCCCCGGAAGCGTCCCCCTGATTCGCTTTCCAACAATGCATGGGGCATGGTGCTGTCGGCCGATAGTCGAATTGGGAGTTACATCCCAGGAGGCACCCCCTGGATAATGGGCACTAGCGTCTGCGGTCGCCCCTGGGGCGCTACTGACTCCTGGTTGGGTTTGTCGTGAGCCCTCTCCGCACTTACGCCCCCCTGGGCTTTGCGCTCATGCGTGTACCGGCCCTGGGCGGTTCGCCCCTCAATGGTCCGCCCGCTCCCGCTTGGACCTTGCAAGGTCGGGAGGCGCCATGCTTCATCCCCTGGCCGCTGTCGCCCGACAATGGGCCGTATGTCGTGCAGGGGCCGGTAATCCGCATCGCCAGGGAGATGTTTCCCGGCCCTTGGGATCGGACCCCGATTGCCCTAATGCGCACGGGTGGCGCTTGGGGGAATGTCTCGTGAAGCCTATCGATGTATGGCACCCTTTCTTTGACGCGGACGTGGTGCCCCTGCCACAGTTCCTCTCCGGCCCGCCGGCACCGCTTTGGAGTCGAGGCGGACGGGTCATGCCATGCTTCACTTCCTGGCCTGTACAGCTCGGTCGCTACCCGTTCGGTAATTGTGGTGCGCGGATGCCAGCGGTTCGCGCCTCGCGGCGTGTGCTCTACCGTCAGCCCGTGTTCATGCCGGTGTGTCTCGTGGCTGCGAGCGGCGAATGGGGGAGGCTGTAGTGAAGATCGTTGTTCCGGTCTATCGACCCCTCGGCCTTCTCCATATTCACCGCGTGCCCTCGGTGTATGGGATACTCTCCGGTCCGCCCGCTCACTCCCGGAGTCGGTTCGGGCGGTTCGCACCGGACCCTGCTGCCTGGCCCTGCCGGTCTGACTGGCTATTGCGTCAAGGTGCTGTGAAGGTGCCGGCTATCGGCGGTGCTCGGCGGGTGTTGCCCAATCCGCTTCTTCGGCCGCCCGAAGCTTTGGCGATTTGGGGCGTGACCTGGGGGTATCTCTCGTGAGGATTGCACCGGCTTTCGCCGCCTGGCCTGTGACTCCTCCCCCGCCGTCCCCCTACTTCACCATTGACGGGATTGCGCCCGTCCCTGTCGTGCCTGCGTTCAAGGTGGCGCGGGAGACCGTGTCTCGTGTAGGACTTTCCGCCCCGGGGATTCTGCGAGCGGCATGGCACAATTCGCGGTACGTTGGGTTTGCGACGCCTCCCGGGTTATGGCGGTCGGTTTTCCAGGTCCCGCGGGTGCCAATGCCCGTCGAGAATACCTTTTGGATTAACGAATGGGGCGGTCCTCGTAGACTAACCGGCTTTGTCCGCGGCATTACGTGGGTTGACAACCCGTCGCGGTAGGTGCTATCCTCGGGCGTCAAGGGCAGAGAGGATTGATCAATGACGTGGGGTCCGGACGATTCGTGGCTGCCCATTTCGGCGCTGGGCGCGGCCCTTCTGATTTTCAATTCCTGCTATAGCGTGAATGCAGCAGCTTTCGCCTCGGGGCGATTCCGGCGTCATGCTATGCCGACCCTCACCACCTGGCCGAACGGGGAAGGCAGCTACCCCGTTCGGTATCCCATCCTGGCGATGCATGGCTCGAATGCCCTTTGGCGTACCTGTTACCCGTTCTGGCGTCAGGACGCTACGGGGCTTCGTGCCGCGTCGCTGCGGGCGGGGCTGTGATGAGCTGGAATCCGCGGCCACGTCGCACCGTTAGGGTCATGGCGCTAGCGACGGACTTTCGCATTTCTCTCTATTTCTCTCCCCGGCCTTCGGCCGAGCTGCATATGGGCGGTACTCGCTGGGAGGCCCAGCCCGACTTCACCGCCTGGCCAGTCCGGGTGTTGCGCTGGCCTATCCGGGCGATGGTGCCCGCGGCCGACCCTTGCCGATCCTGCCTTTCCCTCTTCTTCGGGGATGCGACGGGACTTCGACAGTGGAGCGTCCTGGAACGGGTGGCGCCCAGTCTGTCGACTGTTGCATCTGGCTGGACGGTGCTGTGATGAGCTGGGCCCCGCGAGGTCACCGTGCCGTCCGGGTGATGGCGCCGGTCTTTGATCTTTGTGCTCCCTTCCCGACTGCGCCGCGGGCAGAGCTGCGCATGGGCGTTCGGAACTTCGCGCCCGACTTCGCCAGCGCCTGGCCTAGCGTCGGCGCCGATACGCGCCCGACGTGGGCGACGCGGCGCGAAGGTGCTGCCCTACTGGTCGTTGAGGCGTCTTGGCCGTACGAGCTGTCTGCCGTGGTCGCCAACCACGCGTGGGAGGCGCTGCGCCGGGGACTGCATTCAGCGCAGCGCGCCGACCGTCCGGCGAAGCTGATGCAGGTTTACACCTACATGCAGTTTTCCTTTGATTGGAGTGCCCCCCGCGAGACGCCCCTCCCGCCCGGCATGGATAGGATGGTGGGGCGCAAGGGGGAGTGGCGTTCATTCAGTACGATCTACGCCACGCATGGTATCTTCCTGAATTACGGTAACGTGCGGCGGGAGGTGTATCCGCTGTGATGATTCCACCGAGTGGGCCGCGGGGACTCCCGGCATTGCTGTACCCGGGCGCATTTGTCGAATGGCGAGGCGTGGGCACTACGGGGCTGTACGGTAGCGTCAGTCATTTCCGGCACTACACTAGAGCCTATCGCGCAACCTTTGACGTCTGGCCGCGGCAGTCGAGGTACCTCCGCCCTGCCTCTCGATTCGATGAAGCACTGCTGTGGACGGCGGGGGCACTGCCGCGGCGATCTATGGGGCTGTCTTTGATTAGCCCGAGGGGGCAGTGGTCCAATGTCGTCAACCCGTAGTGCAGCCCACATGCTTCCCCTCCTGCGTAGGGAGTTTCGCGCGAAGGGCTATAACCGTCTCTGGCACTTCCTGCAATTCGAGGTGAATTCCCACTACATGCAATCTGTGTTGGCGCTCTCGGGGCGGCGCGTTTCGCCCGACTTCCAACCGTTTGCCAAGGGCTCGCCTTGTAGTATGCCTGCCGTTCAGGAGCTGCCCGAACAGACTCAGGTGGCGCTCTTGACGCTCTTGCCGTACACGGCCTGGTTATTTCTACGCCCTACTGGTAGACTTATTCAGCTTGGCCGTTGGGACCACCTCTAAGATTGGGGCAGAAATGGACTGGGACACCGCCGAGGCGATTCACATGATCAAGAGCATGAAGCGGGAGAAGGCGGCCAGGGCGGGCCAGTCGCAGCGGAAGGGTTGCGGCGGAGGCTGTGCGGTCGTCATCCTCGCCACACTCGGCAGCGTGGGCGCGTCGGCCTACCTCGTGGCGTACGCGCTCGCCCAGGTGTTCTAGTGGCTACCTGGCCGCGGCAGCGCCACCATAGGCACGTGGTTATCCGTGCCTCAAAGAAGTGGCCGGGGCTCCCCCTGCTTGTCTTCCCGTTGCGTGGGCATGACCGTCCCAGACCCTTCCGGGGCGCCTTCTCCCGTTGGCCAAGCGGGCGTGATTGGCGGAATGTCAGTAGTGCAATCTGGCACGGCCGGGAGGGCTATGGGCTGACTGCGATACGGCAGCGGGTGGCGCGAACTTCGCCCGACGTCATGCGCATGCCGGGCGTAGCCAACCCCTTCGCGTGGGAGCCGTGCCACACTCTCGACCCCGGCATCTGGGAGTTGTTCCATGAGTGACACCCCTCCCTGGCCGCGGCTGCGTCAACGTTGGCGCGTTGACCTTCCGGAGTACTTGTGGCCGGGCTTGTCTTTCCGTGCATTGTTCCTGGGGAGGTGGCAGTGGCGATGATTGAGGCATTCGATCCGCAGCAGCATTTCTGCCTTTCCCTCTACTGGAATCTGTCGAAGCCTGGTTACAGGCTCCATGCGCTACACCCTGATGACGCGGTCATCCCCGAGAGCTTCGGCCCCTGGCCGAAGGCTCATTTGCTTCGGCCGATCGTCACACTCGCTGGGCGTCCGGATCTTGTTGGGTTTTATTGGGCCGTGTCCTGGCACTTCTGCACGCTCAATGTCCGAGCGGCCGGCGGCATCCCCAGCGCTCAATTTTTCTGGTCGGCGTCCGCCCCCTGGGAATGGAAATGACCGCGACCGTCGAGCGCGTCTACCCCCCGTCTACCTTCACCATGGGCGAGCGGAGATGGCCCGCTCCGCCGGATGCCCCACGTCTGGCCTGGCCCGCGCCGGTCATTGCTGCGCGCGACATCGCAGCGGACGACCCCCTCACGCCTCGCCCCGCCCGCGCCCTGTACGCCACGCTCGCCGCGGCCGGCTGGTCGGTGCGCCTGACGCATGCCCGCGGTACTGCCCCGGCGGGTCACGGCGCTCCTGGGGCGTTGCACGACAGCGTCGCCGTGCGGGCAACCAGCGTCCGCACGGGACTGCGTCTGGCTTCGTGCTGGGGGCGCGTCGTTGACGGGGAGAAGTGGGCGGCCACCCTGCGTGCCGTCCAGGTGCGCCCCGGCGCGCTACCCCGACCATTGTCGGCGGTGGCGCTCAAGCGACTTATCGAGTGGGAGGCACGGTGTCCGGAGTGAATTGTGAAGTGGTAGACAGGGTCCGCTTTGTGGCGCGGCTGTCTCGGAGACGCGTTGGCGTACCGCCGCATGGCCGCGCTCCCCTGGTCTACGGCACCCCCGAGTGGGGCGTGACATTCGGTCGCTGGGAGCCCGAACGCGTGCGAGGGTACTCGGGGCTACCTATCGCAATTACCCGAGGACTTTACTGCGTGCCCGACCCCGGTCCTGCCGATAGTTTCACCGCTGCGGCATTGATTACAGAGGATAAGGGAAACCTCTGGGGAGGTGGGAAGTGATGCACGACCTTCGGGACAATGCCGTCAAAGTTATTCGGTGGGTTAGTATGCGCACTGCGTTCAGCACAATACCTTCGGTCCCCATGCTTCACCCCGAGCACGTTGGGCCGTTCACCTCCTGGCCGCCCGACCCTCGCGCCGACGCACGCCCGGGACTCGCCTTCTGCGAACCGGTATTCATTGCGTACCATGACACGGACGCATGGTGTGTATCTGGCAGTGTCGGACATGCATTCCCACTTGCGCGCCCCGTGGTGAGTATGACCGAGTCGATCTGTGGTCACCGGCGGTGGGCCAATCGTCACCTCTGGAGTCACCAGTGAGGCCGGTTGAATTTCTGCACCCGGGTATCGACACGATGTTCTTGCGCGGGCGTGACGGTCGGGCGCTGATCTTGTCTCATTGGCACAATGACACCCCCGAGGGTTTTAACTTTGCGTGGGGCAAGAGCCCGTGGAAATACGGTCGAGCGTATCGCGAGTTGGATGTCCGCATGGCGTATGCCGCAAATGCGCTTAGGCGTATGTGCGAGGTCACTCCGCAGGTATCATCCCCTGTTGCGTTGATTGATCCGGACACGGGGGACACGGGTTTTTACTGGGAGGCGTGCGAGTGACGATCGTTCATGACGTCGCGCGGAACGCGCTATCGCCAATTTCCGTTGTTGACGTACCTTCGTTCTTTTGGCACCACGATTGGCAGGACCGGGCCCCGGCCTTCTTCGTCTGGCCGCGCTACTACGGCTGGCACCGGTTGCGTCGCCGCGCTGCCGAGGTCACGCCGTGGCTGGCACCGGAGGCGGCGCCGTGGATGCACGCCTGGCCCTTGAGCATTCGGCTTGTGGGGCGGCTGGAGCCCTGGCCGCGGGTTGTGCCGCGCCGGACGCTTCCCGAGCGGGTGAACGCGCCGTAGGCTGCTGACCAGCGAGGGGAGTCTCACGATGCCGCTGGTCATGGTCACCGTGCACGGTGGGTTCGAGGCGCCCGGCGGAGCCGCGGCGGACGGCACGATCGTGTTCACCCTGTCGCGTCTGCTACGCGACCCGCTCGGCAACGTGCTCTACTCGCCCACCGTCTGGGCGATCCCGCTGGACGCGAACGGCGAATTCAGCGTCAGCCTGCCGGCCACTGACTCCCCTGACGTCACGCCGCAGGATTGGGCCTACCGGGTCACGCTTCACCTGGAGCCTGACCATGACGAGACGTTTCAGCTCCAGGTGCCCGCGGCCACCGTGGGTGTACTGGAGCTGGCTGACGTCGCGCCGGCCGTCATGCCGATAACGCTGGTCAGCTACGCCCTGGCCAGCCACACACACCCCGGCAGTACGCCGAGCGCCACGGTGGTCAGCGAGACCACCTACGGCCAGGCGCCGGCCGCGGGCGTGGCGGCGAGCTTCTCCCGCGGTGACCACACCCACGGCACGCCAGCCGCGGGCGCTGGTGCGCACACGCACCCGGAGTCCGAGGTGGTTGACCTGGAGGCAGACCTCGCCGCCAAGGCCGACCTCGTACACACCCACGATGAGGCCGACGTCACCGGACTGGTGACCGACCTTGCCAGCAAGGCGCCGGCCGTCCACGGCCACGTGATCAGTGAGACGGCCGGGCTGTCAGCTGCGCTGGCCAGCAAGAGCGACACCGGTCACGCCCACGTTCAGGCGGACGTGGTTGACCTTGTGGCGAACCTGGGGACCCTCACCGCCGACGTTGCCGCCCGCTCCCTGCTCGGCCATGTGCACTCCGCCGTTGACGTCACGTCGGGAGTCCTGGCCTTCGCGCGGTTGCCAGTGGGCACCACTGCTGGCACGGTGGCCGAAGGTGCCCACGCCCACACTCAGGCGGACGTGAGCGGCTTGGTGGCCGACCTGGCGGGTAAGGCCGCCGCGGTGCACGCTCACGCACAGGCCGACGTCACGGGACTCACGGCAGCCCTGGCAGGCAAGTCCGACACCGGGCACGTACACGCTCAGGCTGACGTGACGGGGCTGAGTGCTGCGCTCGCGGGCAAGAGTGATGTTGGCCATGTGCACTCCGGCGGCGACATCACCAGCGGCACCGTGGCTACGGCACGCCTGGACGTTGGCGCCGCGGCGGGACAGGTCGCGGCCGGCGACCACACTCACGACGGTGCCGCCATCACGACCGGCACGGTGGCTACCGCCCGTCTCAGCGTCGGCACGACGGCCGGCACCGTGGCCGCCGGAGACCACGGCCACGACGCGGCGGCGATCACCAGCGGAACGCTGGTGGTGGCGCGTCTTCCGGTAGGCACGACCGCCGGCACCGTGGCCGCAGGCGATGATGCTCGGATCGTCGGCGCGCTTCAGGCGGGCAACAACCTGTCCGAGCTGGCCAGCGCCGCCACCGCTCGGACGAACCTGGGACTCGGTAGTCAGGCGACGCGCGACCAGGAATTCATGTACCTGGCGGCCGACGCGACGGCGATCAACAACAATGCCGTATTGGCGAACCTTGCTCCGACGCGCCTGAAACTTCCCGTTGAGACAAGTAAGACGTATCTCCTTGAGGCCACGGTTTTCGTGGACACGGGCAGTACTCCGGACTTCAGGGTTGGCTTGACCTTTCCTGCGGGGTGTACGGGCAAGTGGTGGGGCGCCCCGGCCCGCAACACCGCCGACACTGCCTCGAACTTCACGGCGGTGTCCATCGCCACGGCGCTCACGCACGGCGGCGTTGCGTCGGGTACAGAGATCGGCGCGAAGTTCGAGGGGATAGTTCACGTTTCAACTACCGCCGGTGAGCTTGAGCTACAGGCTTCCCAGAACACCGCGACGGCGACGAACACCGTGGTCAAGGCGCAGACCTGGATGCGTCTCGTAGAGGTGGCTTGACAACCCATCGGGGTGAGGGTAGTGTTTGCCCTGCCGGCGAGCGGCGCCGGGCACGGAGAAGGGCAGAGAACATGACACTCGCAATGGAGCTTCGGGCCAGGCAGTGCACCCGCTGTGGCGGCAGCGGCCAGTACCGCGCCTACGGGAAATGCTTCGCGTGCAACGGCACCGGACACATGGCCAGCCTTCCGACCGCCCCGGAGGAGCGTAAGCGGCTGGCTGACCGCACGTCGCTGAACGCCGTACTGGCCAGCATCCCGGCGAGCCGGTACGCCCTGCCGAACGTCGGCGCCGGCAAGGCCGCTGACGGCAGCTGGCTCCGCTGGGACTTCTTCGAGGTGGTCGAGCGTCGCGGCGGACGTCGGTACCTCAACCGCCTTGTGGGCGCGCCTGGTGACTGGAGCCGTGAATGGCTGTCGCTGACGCTCCAGACCTACGCGGCTGGTCACATCGCAGAAGACCCGAGGTCTGCGGCCATCGCCTATGCGCAGCAGCACGGGCGCTGCGCGGTCTGCGACGCGCCGCTGAGCAACCCGGAAAGTATCGCTCGCAGTATGGGGCCGATCTGCGCGAAGCGCTTCGCCTGACATCGCCTCCACAATCCCCGGGAGACATCTCCCGGGGATTGTGGCATTCTGGGCTCATGATCTGCCGCGGACGGGACGGAGAGAACTGCGCGAGCGTCGCTCGCGCAGGCGCTACCACCTGCGCAGCGCACGGTCCGGTGCGCCTGGCCAGAGTGGGCGAGACGCGCCCCGCCGTCATTCCCACGCACCCTGAGCGGCGCGTGGCGCTCCAGCCCGTAGACCCCGTCGAGGCAATTCAGGAGAGCCTCGCGGTGTCTGCCGCTTGGATCGAGCTTATGGGCTCCGAGCTACAGCGGGCCGTCGACGCCGCGGACGGCGACGTCACGAAGGCGCTCGTGGGTAGCTCCTACGTGGTGACGCCGGATGGCAAGCGGGTCAAAACCGGCGAGTACATGCGGACGCTCGCGTACATGGAACAGCGCGAGCGGGAGAACTACGCCCGCCTTGCGGCGCAAGCGATCAAGCTGGACATCCGGGCGCGCAATCTGGTCCTACAGCAGGCGCAGGCGGGAGTCATCGCCGCCCGCGTACTGGAGGCGCTGGAGCTGCTGGAGCTGACGCCCGGTCAGCGGCGCACGGCGGCAGAGGTCGTGCCCGCGCAACTCAGCCGACTTTCCGGCTGATAAACCCTCCGCCCCGACTTGCATTGCCGGGGCGGAGGGTTTATGGTTCCGGGCATGGCAGAAATCGTGTCCCGAGTGGACGACATCGACAACTCAGTTCCGGCGGTGGACACCGTCCAGTTCTCTTTCCGCGGCGAGACCTTCGAGCTGGACCTGGGCGCGGAATCCCTCGCGGCGTTCCAGGAGTCCGCCGACTACTGGACGGCCCACGCGCGCAAGCTCAGCGCCCGTGCCGCGTCCGCGACGAAGGGCAAGGGGAAGGGCAGGGGGGGCGCCACCGACCCCGACAAGTCCAGCGACGCGCAGAAGGCGCGAGACTGGGCGCGCGCCCAGGGCATCGAGGTTTCGGCGCGTGGTCGCGTGCCGGCCGAAATCATGAGCCAGTACCTCGATGCCACGAAGCGCAACACGCCGGCTGGCACCGTGACGCCGCAGGCCGCCGTCGCGTCGGACACCCCGCTGATCCCGGGTGACGTGCCCATGGCGCCCGTCTTCGCCTGACCTTCCCCCGGCCTCCTCTACGTACTCCCGCGGAGCCGTCACCCCGTCCGATCACCGGGCGGGGTGACGTGTTTTCCGGACAGGGTTGACAACCCATCACGGTCAGGGGTAGGGTTTGGGTTGTCAGCACGGGGCATGACGGAGAAGGGCAGGCATCATGAGCCAGATTGAGCCAGGTCAGAGCGAGGAAAGCTTTGCCGCCCTGGGCGCGTGGGAGCGTGCGGTGAATGTTACCGGTGAGGCGCGGTCCGTTCGTATTGGCATTGAGGTCCAAATGAGCAGGCTCCGGCGTGAACTACAGGCAGCACGCACAGAGGAGAAACGACTTCAGCGCGTCGAGGATGCGGCACTGCGGACGTACGAAGCCACGCCGTGGGCTCGCCCCTGACTGCATCCCGGCCGACCACTCCAGAAAAGCGCCCCTCACGCTCGACGTGAGGGGCGCCGTAGTATCCGGCCATGGTCGTGCTCATGGACGAGGTAGCCGAACAAGTCCGGCGCCGTATGCTGGCGCTGGCCTCCCCGGCCGACCTGGCCAGCGTCTGCGACCCGTCCTACGTCCAGCGCGATCACCTCGTGCTGATCAGCGACGAAATCGCCTCTGCCGCCCCTGGTGACCGTCTGGCCATCTCGACCCCCCCGCAGGTTGGCAAGTCCGTCACGGCCGTCCAGTGGGCGGCGTTCTGGCGTCTGGTGCGCAATCCAGGTGCGCGCCTGGTCATTGCCTCCTATGCCCAGTGGTTGGCGTCAGCGTCGGGCCGGCGCGTGCGTGACCTCGTTGCCGAGCACGGCCCGGCGCTGGGGGTGTTTCTCTCGCCCACGCGCCAGGCCGCCGAGGACTGGGAGACCACCGCGGGCGGCGGCGTGCGCTCGGTGGGCATCTCCACTGGCCTGACGGGTAAGCCCGCCGATGCCCTGTTCATTGACGACCCACACAAGGACCGTGCCGAGGCTGACAGCCGGGTCTATCGCGAACGCGTCTGGGAATGGTGGACGTCGGTCGCCCTGTCTCGTCTGGCCCCTGGCGCGCCGGTCGTGCTCGTCATGACGCGCTGGCACCCCGAGGACCTGTGGGGCAAGGTGCTGGCGCACGAGCCCCAGCGCTGGCGCCAGCTGGTCATGCCGGCCATTGCGCGCGCCGCTGACGATCCCCTGCGGCGCGCGGTCGGTGCGCCGCTGCCACACCCCCGCCTTGATCCCGCCAACGCCGCAGCGCTCCTGGAGCACTGGCGCGCCGTACAGCGCTCGGCAGGTGTGCGCACCTGGGGCTCGCTGTACCAGGCCGAACCGACGCCGGGCGGCACAGCGTTGCTGGCGGAGGGGCTCGTGGTTGAGCGTCGCTGCCTGCCGCCGCTGTGCACCCCCGTGCCAGCCTCGCGCGTGGCCGTGGCGGTCGACCCATCCGGCGGTGGGCGCGACCTCGCGGGGATCATCGGCGGGCACCTGGGCACCGATGGCCGCCTGGCATTCACCCACGATCGGAGCCTGAACGGATCCTCGGAACAGTGGTCGCGTGCGGCGTGCCTGCTGGCCTACGAGATGGGCGCGGATTCCATCGTGGCAGAGCGCAACTACGGCGGAGACATGGTCCGCCTCACCCTGCGCACTGCGTGGGCGGCGCTCGAGGCCGAGGGTCAGGTGGACGGGCTCCCGCCGGCCGTGACCACGGTGCATGCCCGGCGCGGGAAGGCGCTGCGGGCGGAGCCCGTGGCGCAGCAATGGATGGAGAATCGCTGCTACACCGGCGCGTACCTGCCCGACCTGGAGAGCGAGTGGTGCACCTGGCACCCGGAGGCGGGCTACTCGCCGGGCCGCCTGGACGCCAGCGTGTATCTCGCCTATCACCTGCTGCCGACGCCTGGTGCGTCGAATGCGGTCATTCAATCGGCGGGCGCGGTGCGTCTACGGTAGTCGCGGTCTGCGGTGTGTCCGACATGCCAGTGTGGATACCCTGTCTTGCCTAGTCGATAGTCGTCATTCCACCAGCATGGATAGGGCAACTTGATTTCGGCCGCCCTAGGGTGAAGTGATTCGGCACGTTCACGCCATTTGGCGTTAAGGTCCATAGCATGAGCGAGGGCCGCCGCCCGAGTTAGATGCTTAATCTTTCTCTTATGACCGTATTTGTATGCACGGTATGGGTGATCTTTCTTTAGCGCCACGGGTCGTACCGGTCCCATCGGTTTGGGCGACATAGATAAATGCTTGCCTTATCCATGGCCTCTTGCCATGTCAGACCAAATTCCCCGAATTCCCTATTCCCAGATATGACGCCCCATCCTCCCTGGTACCTTGAGACCTTGCACCTGTCGGGCCTGATTAGGGCTGGCAATTTGCGAATACACGTACGGCAGTCGCAGGGATAGCGGCTCGTCATCGCCACGGGTCGTACCGGTCGTAGCCGTTGGGGCGGCAGAGGTACGCGCTGGCTGCATCCATGGCCTGTTGCCATGTCAGGCCGAAGGCGCTGAATTCCCGGTCGCCCGAGATGACACCCCAGCCCATGCCGTACTTTGAGATGTCGCACTTGACGGGGTATTCACAGTCGTGGAGGCGTGCCTCACCCATGCAACCATCGGATGATGACGCGTCGAAGTCCCGACAGCAGTCCTCGCAGTACGCTTCGTATTCGTTACGCTCTTCGTTCCACCATGTCTCGGTGAGTTTCATTGGCTGACCTTCGGGGCCAGGGCGGTTACCAGCTGCCCCAGAATCGGGACAAGGTCCGCGAAGTCGAATTGATCCTGGGCGACCAGGTCGGGGACTTCGCCCAGCTCGGGGGCGTGCTCGTAGCAGCTGGTTACAATCAGCCGGGCTATCTCCGCCCCGAGTCCCTCACAGTGATTGCCGGGCTCCCCAGGCTTGCACATTTCGATACTGCCGATACTGGTATAGATGCTGAACAGGGGACCGTAGCAGCTGTCGACGGTGAACCGGGGGGCGCTCATCCGTGCGGGCATTTTCCGCACCGGGAGCATTCGCCGCAGATGTCACAGGGGTCACAATTCATCCCTCGACAATACGTCGCGGTTGGACGCCGTGTCAACCAGCTGGGCAGCTTGACTACCCATCGAGGTTGTGGGACGCTCGGGGCTCAGTGCCAGATGGCCGTGGCCAGTACGGTGCCGGCGCCGACGAGCAGGGTCGCAGCAATGCCGAGGAGGGCGAGGATGGTGGTTCCGATGCGTTCCCGCCAGCGCTCCAGCGTGCTGAGCCGTGAGCTGTGTGCCTCTACGTGGACGTCGTGCACCTCACGCAGCACGCGCTCACTCAACTCTGTGCGTAGACGGGAAAGGCTTTCGTGCATCTCTGCACGGATGCCGGCCATGGCCGCCACCGTCGCGTCACCGCTGGCCCGCACTTCGCCGGACAGGCGGTCCAGGCGCCACGAGAGGTGCGCCAGCGATGGCTCCTCGTGTGGCGCGGTGGTCATGAGCCTCACCGTACCGGTACGTCAACCCTGCGCAACGGTACTGACGGTATGTCTGACCTGGCACCTTGCTGCCACTATCCGTGAGGAGGCTCACTCGTGAGCGAGACGGAGTCCACCCCGCGGCCCGCGGCAGAGCCACGCCCCGAGGGAATCACCGCCACCGAGGCAGCCGCGCTCATGGGCGGAGTCTCGCCGGTGACGGCGCGGGAGAATCTCCGACGCTGGGGCGTCAGGCCGATTGCCGTAGCGAAGGTCACGCGCGGTTGGGAAAATCTATTCGATTTGGAGGCCGTAAAGTGGGCAGTGGCAAATCGGCCCGGCCGTGGCCGGTGGCGAGCGAGGAAGACGGCGACGAATTCCCCGTCAGAGTAAAGATACATGCGAGTGCGATGGAGGCACCCAGCGCCCGCAGGATGGGGTTTGCCAGCCCCTGGCACGGCGCCGACCCTCACTTTTCCTGGGGGCCGGACACGCTTTCGCCCTGGCCTCCGGCGCCTGACCACACGGGAAGGCTTAAGCGTGCGGGGCTGGCGAGGGATGTCTACGGCGGCGACATTCGCGCTGCCTCCGCGCGATTCCTTCTCCATGATAGTCAGCCTTTCGCACTTCCCACGACCGGCCCCCTCTATGCGGGGCTGTCGTGAGCCTAGACCTCTGGCTCAAGGGCCGACGCATGATGGTCAACGGCATTAGCTTTTCCGAGCCAGTGCGGCGAATGTACGTTCATCACTCCGTCGTGATGCCCGAGCTCCTCTGGGAGGAGCGGAACCTAATCCCCGTCCTGCCCTACGTCCACACCTGGCCGGCGTATCAGGTCATGACGCCTGACGGTCGGGTGCGTTATCTTTCGTTGCGGAAAGTCCCGGGCATTCACGCCACTGCGCTTTATGTTCGGTTCGAGCAGGATTCCCCGTTCCGCCTTCCTCGCATCCGTCGACTCTCCTGGGAGTATGCATGACAGACTTTCAACTCTCGGCCGTGTGCGTCCTCGTGGGCATCCTGGCTAGCGTGCGCATCACGCAGGCCATCGCCCACGATGACATCGGGACACCGATTCGTATCTGGCTTCTCCGCGCGATTAAGCGTCGGACGAAGCGCGCCGTAAACCCCTGGCCTGAGTGGGTGGAAAACGGTCCGCACTGCCCCTGGTGCGTAGGCTTCTGGGTGAGCCTGGCCATGTGCCTCGTGGCGCTGGTCAGCGTCGGGTCAATCTATAACCCGGGCGACCGCTTCCCGGCTGGCGTCTACCTCGTACTCTTCACCCCGTGGGCCGTGGCCTGGATAGTCTCGTATCTGGCTTCGAGAGAGTAGGCGCATCATGCCGGACTGGCTGGAATTCATCCTCGTTGCGGTCGGCGTCTTTACGGTTTCCATGATCTGCCAATGGTGGATTGACAACTAGGAGGATGAAAGTGAAGTTGCTTGAGTGTCCGCATTGCAAGGTGCCGCTCACCGGCGCGCTCTGGGACTACGGGGCGGACCGGGTGGTCGTGCACCCGTGCGATCACGCCTTTGATCTTGAGGCCGCCGACGCCGATGGCTTGTCAATGCCAAGCCTGGACAGCTTGGAGCTGGCGAAAGAACCGGACGCATCCTAGGCGGAAACGCCCCCCCGCGCTACACTCCGCCTCAACTGGCAGGGTCACGGCGTAGGGGGGCGTTCTTCGTTGGTACGTAACCTCTGGCCGCGGCGCGCGGCCGGCGCACCGGCAGGACTCACCGCTGCCGCCGCAATCGTGAGCGTGCCCAAGCTCAAGGCGGGCGGCGGCTCCTCGCGCGCCGGAGGCTCGGGGTCGGAAGGCTGGCGTTACCTGCGCCGCACGGGCGAGCTGGGCGACCTTGTGCGCTGGCGCGCACAGAGCCTCTCGCGCTGTCCGCTGGAGCTGTATCGGCAGAGTGCCGACGATGATGCCGAGGACGAACCGGTCACCGAGGGTCCCCTCTACGAAGCGGTGCGGGACATGTGGCCCACCGACTCCGACCAGGCCGCCATGCTGGCGCGCTGGTCAGTGCTGCGTGACGTCCCCGGAGAGGGGTGGCTGGTCGGCTACCCAGACAAGGAAGCGCCCGGCGGCGTCACCTATACGTTGGCCTCAACTGCCGAAATCGACACCGCGGGAAAGCTGCCGATACTCAGGACGATGGACGTAGAGGTACCTCTGAAAGAGGATTCCTTTGTCGCCCGCGTCTGGAATCCGGACCCCGAGGTAAGCTCGCGCGCCTTCTCTCCGACCATTCCCCTCCTTCCCGTCCTCAAGGAAATGGAGGAGTTGGAGAAATACATCTTTGCCAGGATCGATTCCCGACTTGCCGGTAACGGCATTCTGTTCCTTCCGCAGGAATTCTCTCTGCCGAAGGCGACGACGGACGGCCTTCATGAAGACCCGTACATGGCGTCCCTTATCGAGGGAATGACCACCCCAATTCGGGACCGCTCCGTTGCCTCCGCTGTCGTCCCCCTGGTTTCCCGGGGGCCGGGTGAGCAGATCAAGAACATTCTTCGGATGCAGTTCGGGGAGACGCTCGACCCGCAGGCCATCCCTCAGCGGGACGCCTGCATTCGTCGTATCGCTCTCGGATTCGATACGGCCCCGGAGCGCCTGACGGGTATGTCTCAGGGTAGCCATTGGACGGCATGGAAGGTGACCGAGGACGATGTGATTTACCGCATCGTCCCAGCGGTGGAGAATTTCGGGCACAACATCCGCAAGGTCTTCTTGGGGCCACTGGCCAAGAAGCTCGGAGTAGAAGACTGGCGCTCCTACTACTTCCGGGTCGACCCGACCGCGCTGCTGTTGCGCCCCGACCGTGGCGAGGACGTCACGCTAGCCTATGACCGCGGCGAGGCGGACGGCGACGCGCTGCGTGAGGCGCGAGGCATCCCGGACAGCGCGAAGCCGTCTCACGACGAACGCCGTCAGCGAATCCTGATCGAGCTGGCCAAGGCCAGCCCCGAGCTGGCCGCCCCCTTCCTTCACCTGGCTGGCGTGCTGGACGAGTCCGAGGCACGCGCACTGCTGGCCCTCATGCCCGGCGCTGCGCTGGCCCCGGCGCCGTTGCGCGTGGCTGCCCAGCCCGAGGAAATTCAGGAGACCACCGAGGACGCGCCGGAGCGCCCCACGACCGCGCCCGTCCCGGACTCCACCCCGCCGGCCCTGGCCGCCAGCATCTCCGTCGCCAGCGCGCGCGCTCACACCGCCCGCGTCGTGGGCGATCTGGCCGTGCGGCGCGCGCTGGAGATTGCCGGCAAGCGGGCGCTCCCACGCACGCGCGACGCAGCGAAGTACGCCGACTCGCCTGCGTGGGAGCTGCATACCCGCCACCCCGTGGCGACCGACCAGCTCGACCGTGTGCTGTCCGGAGTCTGGACTTTCCTGGACGGCACCGCGTCGGCGCCACTGGTGGCCAGCCTCGACCGTTACGTGAGGATGCTGCTGGTCTCCGGCCGCCGGCACGACGCCACGATGCTCGGGCGCGTCGTAGATTCCGCTCTCGCTGGCGAGCCCGATGGCTCCGCCGCGTAGGGCGCCCGAGCGCCAGGCCGCGCGTGCGGACTTCGCCGCCCTCTACAGCCGCATGCTGGCCGAGATGGCGCCCGCGGTGCGCTCGGCCATGGCGGAGTTTCTCGACGTCGCCCGCCGGGCCATGCTCGACCGCGAGCCGCCCGATGTCCAGGCCGCCGGCCCCCCGCCTGACCCGTCTTACTTTCCCGGGCAAGCACTTTGGCGGGCGATCGTGGAGCGCTGGCTCACGCCAGTCATCTCCGGTTTCTGGGGCGAGAGCTTCGCGGAGACCGCCCTTGAGGCGAACATCTCCGACACCCCCTTTCGTGAGGCGTACTTGGAGGAGGTGTGGAACCGACTCGCCCACTGGCCCGATGAAGTGTTTGAGGAAATTCGTATCGAGATTGAAGAGAGCATTGACCTCGGGGAAAGCATTGACGAGCAGCGAGACCGCATAGGCGAGGTTCTGAATATCGACGCCATGTCGCGGGATATTCAGGATGAGATAGCCGAATTTGAGGCGGAGTTGCGACAGCTTGGCAGGCCGGACTCCGATGTCCCCGAGCGTGCCTCAATCGAGGCGGAGATTCGCGCGGAGATTGCCCAGCTTCACCAGCGTGCCGAGGTTGAAGACAGGCGCTGGCACCCCGCTGCTGAACGTATCGCCCGTACCGAAACGATCGGCGCGCTCAATGGCGGAAGTCACGCGGGGGCCATGGCCTGGACGCGAGAGACCGGCGAGCGGCAGTGGAAGGAATGGCTGGCTACCGAGGACGAGCGCACCCGGCATTCGCACGTGGTAGCGGACGGCCAGGTTGTCGAGCTTGACGAGAATTTCGAGGTGGGCCGTGCGGGGCTTCGCTTTCCCGGCGATCCCGCCGGCCCGCCAGGTGAGGTAATCAACTGTCGCTGTCGACCCCTGTACCTGGATATCACCGAAGCGCCGGAACGCATGGCGGCGTACGAAAGGAAGTTGACCGAAATGCAAGGTGACAACATCACCGCCGGCGCCCGGCGCCGTGCCGGCCCGCTGGTTGCCGAGCTGGATACCCCCGCCGGCACGCTCCGCGTCTACGACACTGTGGCCCTGGGGCGCGTCGCCGTCACGGCGTCGGTGCCGGTTGCGCCCGCTGCGCAGGACGAGGATGAAGAGGTGCTGGAGTCCGACCCGGGGTCGGCAGAGGAGGAGTCAGCCGTGGTTGCCAGCGTTGCCGGCAACGGCCTGGCCTACGACCCCAAGGCCCCCGCGGTCTGGGTGGCCGCCAGCGAGACCGAGACCGCGACGCCGCGCTACGACGCACCGCTGTACCCGCCGGCCGAATGGTTCGCTGACCCGCAGCTGCCGGAGTACGCGCCCTCGGTGACCGTGACCAACGAGGGGCGCGTGATGATCCGCGCCGCGCTGTGGAAGACGTGCCACACCGGCATCGACGGCGTGTGCGTCACGCCGCCGCACTCGCCGTCCGACTACTCGAAGTTCCACCTCGGGCAGGTTCAGACGGCAGACGGCTCACTCGTGGCCGCCGGCACGGTGGCGATCGAGACGCGACACGCCGACGCCTACGCCGATCCGAACCTCGTCAGCGCGCACTACGCCGACACCGGCGCCGCGGTGGCGCGCGTGCGCGCGGGCGAGGACGAGTACGGCATCTGGCTGGCTGGCTCGCTGGTGCCCGGCGTGACGGCGGAGCAAGTGGCCGCTCTGCTGGCCTCGCCCATCTCCGGCGACTGGCGTGACTTCGGTGGCGGCCTGGAGCTGGTGGCCGCCCTCGGGGTGAACTACCCCGGCTTCCCCGGCCACAGTCCCGACGAGCGCGCCACGGTACGCGTGCTGTCGGCCAGCGCGGCGCCGGGCACGGGGGCACACCTCGTGCTGGCTACGCGGGTGGAACAGCGCCCGGCGCCCGATGCGCTGGAGCTACGAGTGATCGACGCGCGGTTGCGCGAATACCGATAGGAGGCAGGAGTGGCGGGCAATTGCTTTTCGTGCGGTGGCGCTACGGCGCAACCCGCCGGTGACCAGGTGGCCGCTGGCGCCGCGGGCGGTGGTGCCTACACGGTTACGTGGCCTGATGGTACGGTGGTGACGTACCTCAACAAGACTGCGGCGGAAGGTGCCGTAGCCTCTGGCCCTCCGGGAGGCAAGATTTCCCGGAGGGTTTGAGGAACACAAAACCGCCCCCGCTTCGACGGGGGCGGTTTTGTTTTTGCTACTTCCCCGACTCCCCGAAGGGGGCGCGATGTTCCCGGATTGCCCGGGGGCCGTCCGCCAGTACGGCCGCGTCGATCAGGCGGACTCCGATCAAGCGAGCTTCGTCGGGGGTCATTGACTGGCCATTGAGTTGGACGAGCCCCGTGTGGGGATTGGCGAACACCTCGAACTTTGAGGCCAGGATGTCAGCCCTCAGTGCCTCGCCCGCCGTGCGGGTCCACCGCGTGTAGTGTCGGTCGGTCATTTTCTGCCCTACGCTTTCTCTAGTGTTTGATGCTGACGGTCAGGAAGAACATGGCGACGATGGCGAAGAACAGAACATAGCCGGTCATTTACAGTGCCTCCGCTCGGGGGAATTCATCGCCGCACTTGGGGCAATACCACTGGTCGGCCACCGGGACCTCCATCGCGCCGTGCCCATGCGGGCAGTGTCGGCGGAGATTGTCCAGAAGCCATTTCTTCACACCGTCGATACCGCCCACGGCGAGCGCGTCTGAGATGTCGCCCAACGCCTCCTGATAGCCGGTTGCGTACTGGGTACGCCTTGCGGTCATTTCTGCCCCTCCATGCTGTCGGGTCGGCTAATGGGAAGGTCTTGCAATAGGCCGAGCGCATGCGCCCATTCCCGGTAAATGCTGGCCTCAACTGGCCGGCACTGCTCAGAGCAGTACTCATCACATCCGGCGGTGGGGTCGCCGCACCCGCCGCAGTTCACGATCGAGCCAGCTTCCGCGCTTCGGGGTTGCCGATCATCACGGCCATACCCCATTCGCCCATCACGGGGCGACGGGAACCGCGCGGACGGCGGGGCCGGGCGGTTCCCGCAGCCGCTTTCGCGGCGTTGTACTCCAGCACTGCGGCATTGTGCTTGGCGACGCACTCGCCAGAGCCGCAGCTGACCGAACGGAATGACACGGTGTTGCCACATTCGTAGACGCAAGGGTAAGTCTTCGCGTTCATCGTCTGCCCTTTCTTCGCTCTGCCCTGACGACCCAAACCCTACGCTTCACCTCGATGGGTTGTCAACACCTAGCCGGTTAGAATTTCCAGTGCTACCATCCGCGCCAGGAGCCCCCCGCGCCGTAGCCGGAGTGGCACCGTGTAGGCCCTGTGCCGTGAGCCAGAGCGTTAACCCTCTGTTCTCACACGCGCACAGGAGTGCCGACCATGACTGTCACGCTCGAAAGTCTCACCGCGCCGGATGTCGATCTTGGCGCCACCCTGCGGGACCTCTCCGACGCCGACGCCGTCCGCCTACGTGGCGAGGCGCTGGCCAGCGCCCGCGAGCGCCGTGCCGCCGGCAACCTGGACGCCGAGGCCGCCGCTGTCGTCGCCCGCCTGCTCGACCTGGTGGAGGGTATCGACGCCGAGGACGACCGGCGTCAGGCCGACTCCGCCGAGGACGCGCGAATCGCGCGCCTGGCCGAGCGTCCCGCCCGCCCCCCGGCTGCGGCCCCCGAGACGCCGGCCGCAGCGCCCGCGCCGGAGGCGACTCAGCCCGGCGAGCCCGACCGCCCCAGCGAGGTCGCTCCGGAGCCCGCTCCCGCCCTGGCCGCCAGCACCACGCCGACCACCGGCGGTGCGACCACTCGCCTCCGCGCCCTGGCCGACTCCGCTCCGCCGGCCCGCCTGCCGGCTACCCCGCCCGCGGTCATCACCGCCAGCGCTGGTGCCCCGGACCGGCCGGGCCAGGTCATCGGCGTCCGAGAGTTGGCCCGAATCGTTGGTATCCAGGCCAGCAACCTCGGTGCTCACCTCGGTGGCGCTCGGGCTAACCACGGTCTCCAGGTGCACACGGCCACCGTGTCCGACGCGGCGGCCTACGACATCGCAGCGGTGGGCGAGAACGCTGCCGACGACGCCGCGTCGCTGGCTCGGCTCACCGATCACACGCGCCTGCCTGGCGGCAGCCTCACGGCCGCGGGCGGCTGGTGTGCGCCCTCAGTGCCCACCTTCGATATCTGCGCACCGGAGACCAGCGAGGGACGGTTCACCTTCCCCACGATTGCGCTGGAGCGTGGCGGCATTCTCCACTCGACCGGCCCCGACTTCGCTGCGATCTGGACCGGCAGCGGTTTCCAGCAGACCGAGGCGCAGGCCATCGCCGGCACGGTCAAGCCGTGCTACGACGTGCCGTGTCCCGTGCCGACCGAAATCCGCGCCGAGGTCGTTGGAACCTGCGTCAAGTCCGGCATCCTGACCAACAACGCCTACCCGGAGCTGGTCGAGCGAGTCCTGTCCGGTGCGCTGGTCGCGCTTGACCACCGGATCAACGCCGCCCAGATGGACGCCGCGGTAGCTCTGGCCGGCGCTGCGCTGGTGCTCACCCCCGCTGGTTACTGGAGCGCTCAGGGCACCTCGTCTGCCGTGCTGGACGCGATCCTCCTCCAGGCCACTGACCTCCGTTACCGCTACCGCCTCAGCCCCACCGCCATGGTTGAGGCAAAGGCGCCGTGGTGGCTGCTGCCGGAAATGCAGTCCGACGTCAGCAAGCGGACCGGTGTCAATCTGCTCGACGTCACCGAGGCCACCGTGCGCTCGTGGTTCGCCGCACGGAACATCGCCATCGAATTCGGCTACAACTGGCAGGACGGCCTGACCAACCCGGCCGGCGGTTTCGGCAACGCCGCTGCCGCGGTGGCCTGGCCCACGTCGGCGGAGATCCTGGTCTACCCGGCCGGCGCCATCGTCACCGCGGTGGAACCGCTGATCAATATCAACACCGGCATCTACGCCCCGCCGGACCTGAACACCAACACCTACACCGCGCTGTTCACCGAGCGCAAGATGATCACTTTCCTCAATTGCACGACGGTCCGGCGCATCACCGTCCCGACCTGCCCGAGCGGCAACACCGCCAACGCGGTCGACATGGATTGCGGCGCCTAATTCATGGCGCCCAATCGGAATACGGAAAGGGGGGAGTGAGCAATGGCACAGTCGCGGGCATACATTACCGCCGCGCCAGTTGAGCCGTACAAGTACGGTTTGCTGTCTGCCGCGTCACTCCCCCCCGAGCCGCGAAAGTGGCGTGCAGGTGTCACCTGGCAGACCGATGCCTGCACGCCCGTACAGGTTCTGCGCAGTGACTGTGTGGTCGGCGGGGAACCCACGGCGAAAGTCCCGGTCGAGGGGCGCCCCGCCGAGAACGCCGACCCGTTCGTGGTGTCGCTGCTGTCCAACTGCAAGTTGGTCACGCTCGAGGAGGCCGCCGGCTCCACGCGGCGGCGCTTCGAGCTGGGCGCGCCGCGGGCCATCGAGCACGCGTTCTGGTTCGGGGACGTCGCCAACGTCCCCGCGCTGGTCACCGGTACGCCTACGGTACTTGCGCCCACGGCCAGCGTGGTGACTGCCATCGGCCGGCTGGAGAAGGCGCTGGCCGGTGTCTACGCAGGCGTCGGCGTGATCCACACCGACCGTCTCGTAGCCTCCGCCCTGGCCGACCGCATGCAGATCACGGGCCAGGGCGGGGCGGTACTGCGGACCAACCTCGGTACGCGGTACGCCTTCGGCGCTGGCTACGACTCTTCCGTGGGACCGACCGGCCAGGCCACTGCCGCGGGCGATGCGTGGCTTTTCGCCACCGGCGCCGTCCAGGTGTTCCGCTCCGAGATTTACCCGGAGCAGGGAACGCAGATCAATCCGCCGACCAACGAGATTTTTTCGCTGGCGGAACAGACGGTGCTCATTACCCGGGACTGTGTGACCTTCGCAATCAAGGTCACCGGATTGGACGTGTAATGGTCATCATCTTCCCCGCCCCCGGTGAGGACCCCGCTGACGTAGCGCGAACGCTGCTAGAACTGGCGGGCGACGAGCGTGAGCAGCGTCGGCGCGTGGCTACCGTCAGCGGTGGCTTTCTTGTGGACGACGACCTCGCCTACGCCTACGGAATCCGCGAACCGAATGATCCACAGGACAATCCACAGTCTGTGGATAACAAGCCGTCCAAGCGTACCCCCCCGGCGCTGCCGAAAACCAGAAAGGAATAAACCACATGGCAATCAAGTGTTGGGGTGAGGCTCGCGGTAAGCGGGTGCGGCTCACTCGTGAAAACGCCTGCGGGACTATTCAGTCCGGCGCAAATGGTCAGATCGTTCTGGAGTGCGTGGCGTCCCTTTCGTGGGAGCCCGAGACCGACACCTCCGACGCGATCGAGCTTCGCAACATGGATGGCGGATTTTGCGACCCGCTTCCCGGCTGTGAAACGATCAAGTGGCTCAACGTCACCATGGTCCTGAACAAGATCGACCCGACCGTATTTGAAATGGCGTTCGGCTGGCCGCTCGTACTGGACGGCGCGGGCGACACGGTCGGCTATCGATTCCGCGACTACAAGTGCGATCAGAGCTTCGGCATCGAGGCATGGTCGGATATCCGCGGTGCCGCCTGTGGTGCGACTGCGCAGTACGGCTACACCCTGCTGGCCCACACCAGCAACTGGACGACTGCCGAGCGGCAGGTGTCCAGCGAGGTCGGCGCGATCACTCTCACCGGCCGGGCGCTGCGCAACAACGCCTGGGGTGCTGGTCCGTACAACGTCGTGACCGATGCCCTACTGGCGCCGTCCCCGCTGCTGGTGCCGCTCGACCCGAACTTGGACTTCGGAGAGCAGCAGCTGACCACCGTCGCCCCGCCGGCCGCCGTGTGCGGTGCGCAGACGCTGACTCCGGTCTAAGCCAGTGGCGGAGCCGTGCGGCTGGGAGCCGGCCGTTGACTGCTGCTCTGTGTGGGGTGACCTGCCTCCCTCCACACAGAGCAGCGCCGCGGCCCTGGCGGGGTTCATCGTCTGGGCGCTGTCCGGACGACAGTACGGGCTGTGCCCGCGGGTGCTGCGCCCGTGCGCACAGCCCTGCGGTGGCAGCACGTACGCCAGCGCGTACCGGTTCGCCAGCGGCTACGGCGGCGGCGAGATGTACCCGGCGATCCTGGCCAGCGGCGAGTGGATCAACATCGCCTGCCGCTGTGGCGACCCGTGCGATTGCACCACGGCGGACAGTGTCGTACTCCCGCCGCAGGCGTACTCCGTCACGGCCGTCAACGTGGACGGCGTCGACATGCCGAACTGGAGCTACCGCGACCACCAGCGGCGCCTCTACCGCACAGACGGCAATCCCTGGCCGCTGTGCCAGGACATGAGCAAGCTTGACACCGAGCCTGGTACGTGGTCGGTGGAGATTCTCCACGGTGTCCCGATTCCGCCCGGCGGGAACGAGGCGGCCGGAGCCCTGGCTTGCGAAATTGGGAAGTCCTGCGCTGGCCTCCCGTGCATTCTGCCCGACCGTGTCACGAGCATTACCCGAGAGGGGGTAAGCATGGAGTTTATCGACCCCCAGGAATTCCTGGACAAGGGGCTCGTGGGAATCCCGGCGGTTGACCGCTGGCTCCGTGCCGTCAATCCCTCCGCGCTGCCCATGGAGTCCTACGTTTGGTCGCCAGACGTCGCAACTCCCAGGTGGCAGTGATGGCCGTAGAGAATGTCATCCTGCCGCTTGCCGCACAGCTCCTGTCGGAACTGTGCGCCTGCCTTGCGGCGCACGAGGTCCCGGTTTGCCACTGCTGTTTCACGCTGAAAATCCCGGCGACGGCGGACCACTGCTGTAAGTGTCCGAGCGGGATTGGCCATGCCTGGCTGGGCATGGCCACCGCCTACCCGTCCGGGCGCTTCCCAGTTCCGCTCCAGACGGCCGTGGAATGCCCGGAGCCGTACACGGTCGCCGTCATGACCATGGGCGTCTGGCGCTGCCAGACGATCCCCAGCGATGGCAGCCCGCCGACGTGCGACGAGAAGACGGCGAATTTTGCCAGGGCTCTCGGGGACGGCGCGATCATGCGTTCCGTTGCCCGGAAGGTTCTGGCCGAAAGGACGTGGACGCCTGGCAACTGGGAAATGCTGGAGCCCGAAGGAATGTGCTACGGCGGGATGTTCACTTTCTCCGTGGCCACCGAAGATTGTGGAGAGTGCGACTAATGGCAGACATGGAAAAGCCTTCGGCCCCGCCCGTCTCGGCCGAGCGCCTGACCACCGCGCTGGTCACCGTGCGGGCACGACTGAACCTTGCCGGCCTGCCGGCGGGGGCGCTCACTAGCGTGCCGGACAGCCCGCGCCTGGGGGTCATGCTGGCCGATGGACTGGTGGAGCTGGTCGAGCCCGGAGGGGACTGACAGTGGCTGGTGCGCGCATCACCGTGCGAGTCAGTCAGGCGGCTTTCGCTCGGCACATGACCAGCGCGAGGGGGCCGGCCGTGGCGCTGGTGCGCAGCGTCGGGCGCCGCACGGTCAACAACGCCGCCCGACGCGCACCGGTTGACCGCGGCCTGTTGCGCGCCAGCCTCGAAAGTCAGATTCTCATCCGTCAACAATCGGTGACGGCGCGAATCGGCTCTCGGGTCAAGTATCACCCCTGGCAGGAAATCGGAACTGGAATCTACGGACCACGGGGCCGAAGAATCTACCCGAGGACAAAGAAGTATTTGAAGTTCCGCCCGAAGGGCGGGCAAGGTTTCGTGTTCGCTCGCAGTGTTCGGGGCGTACGCGGAAAGCGGTATCTCACCGAGGGATTCCGTCAAGCATCACCGGTGCCAATCCGAGTGCACCGCTAGTCACTACCGGAGGCAGGAAAGAAATGGACGCCGACACGCCAGAGCTGGAGAAGCTCTCGATCGATGAAATCCCCGCCGATCTGGTTTTCAACACGAAGACCTGGGAGGAGAAGGGGGAGAGCCCAGACGAGGAAGTTTTCTCTGCGGTTATCGACGGGAGCAAGCTCAGTTTCTACCGCCCGACGCCGGAGGCCCTGACGCGCTACGCCGCGGCAAGCTCTCGCCTAGCCAGCTTGCCGGACAAGATGGCGACCATCCTGGCGTTTGCCCAGGAGACATTCACCGAGGAGTCGTACATGGTGCTCGACGCGCGCTTGCGCAATCGTGCCGACTCTTTCGGCGTGCTGGAGTTGTTCGAGCTGGTCGGCATGATCGTGGACAAGTTCGCTGACCGCAACCGCGCCGAGCGGCGGGCGGCAGAGAGGGGCGCCCGGTGAGCGAAGACACCGACGACGCGCCGCTCCCGCGAGGCAATCCCTGGCCGAAGCTCACCCGTGGACCCCAGCTCAGCCTGGAGGTCAGCGGGGTGACGCTGGTCGTAGACGCCTGGCCAGCGCGGGTCTGGGTGCGGGCGCTGGCGACGATGGACGGCGCCGAAATCTTCCCGGCGCTACTGCGCCCCGAGGATCGTCAAGCCGGCCTGGATGTCCTGCTCGGCAACGCCGAAAAGGGAATCGTGCCGATTGACGGTAGGCAGCACGGCGCGATAGTGCTGGCCATCATCTCCCACATTGCTGGCGTTCCGTATCGTGGCTTGTCGTTTCTGCTCTCCACGGCAGAGAGCAATTGGGATTCGCTGGACGGAATGTGTGCCATGCGTGGCGTTGACCCCCTGGAGCTTCCGCTCCACCGCTTCGCCGCGTTGGTCTTTTCACGGCTGGTCTCCGGCGCAGACGACAAAAAGCGGGCGGAGATTGAGGCACTGGTCTACGGACCATTTGCCGAGGACGCCGAGGAGAATCCCGAAGCGCTCTCGCAGGCCGAGAGTGACTCTTTCATGCGGAGCATGCTGGGCGCCGGTAAGCCGGCCTAGAACTGGGAAGGGGGTGAGGTCGGATGACTTCGCCAATCGCGGACGCTGTAGTTGAATTTACGGGTGACTTCTCCGGCCTCGCCTCCGACCTGGACCGGAGAATTCGGTCCGCGCTCAGTCGGGCGGAACGGAGCTTTGACCGCGCGCTGCGAAGTATGGAGCGTCGGGCGGAACGCGCTGGCCGCAGTATCGCTAATGCAATTGGCAACCAGATCAGGGACGGCGTCGTCAGTGCGACGGCCTCTATCCGTTTCCTCGACAGAGAGATTCGGAATCTCAGCAGTTCCAATGTCCGCATTGACATTGACGTAGACAATGCGGCTTTGGCCGCGGCGGCAACCAACCTGCGCGCCGTGGGTAACGCCATCCGCAATCTACAGACGCACCTCGCCGCGCTGGACGAAAACAGACTTATTCGCATGCGTGCGGCGCTGGCTGCCTTCTCGAACGCCAGCGACGGAATCAGGAACATCGCGGCGGCATTCCGTGTCCTGGTCAAGGCAATTGACAAGCTGGATGAAAACAAGCTATTGCGGCTTCGCCTACTGTTCAACAACCTGGCGAACAGTGCCGCGTTCGCCAGACTCGAAAGGGTCATCGAGAATGTGCGCCGCGCACTTGAGGCGCTGGCTGTTATCGTGCGCATTCTCGGGCCGCTACTGGCGCGCATGGGCCGCCAGGGTGAGCGGGCATTCAAGGGAATCAACGACGAAGCGCGGGACCTCCTGCGTACTTTGCTTCAACTGAACTTCGTCCGATTCCTGGGCACCTTCGCCAAGTTCGCCAGCGTGGCAACAGCCGCCGCCGCCGGCATCGCCCTACTGGGCGGCGCCCTGGCGGGGCTGGTCCCGGTCGTAGTCGCGCTGGTCTCAGCGCTGGCCGCCGCATCCAATGCGCTGTTGGCACTGCCGGCCGCGGGCGCTGCGCTGGTGGCAATCTTCGGCACGCTCAAGGCAGCCACGGCGGGCGTGGGCGACGCGCTCGGAGCGGTGGCTGACGGCGACGCGAAGAAGCTGGATGAGGCACTCAGGAAGCTGTCGCCTTCGGCCCGGTCGTTTGTCCTGGCCGTACGCGACATAAAGCCTGCCTTTGACAAAATGCAGCTCGGCGTCCAGGAACGGCTGTTCAAGGGATTGGGCGACCGCGTTAGGCTGGTCGCCACGGCCCTACTGCCGCAGCTCGGGGCGGGATTCCAGAAGCTGGGTACCGACCTCAATTCCATGGCCAGGAGTGTCCTGGATTTCGGCAGGTCCAGCTCCGCCATTTTTGGTCTGAAAGCGGCCTTCGACGTAGCTAACACTGCGTTGATTGCATTTGACGATGCCGTCAAGCCTGCCCTTGTGTCGCTGTCCAACCTAGTCCAGGCAGGCGCCGGCCCAGCGAGGGAGGCTTTTACTGCGCTCGGCAATGCAGTTACGGGATTCTTCGAGAGGCTGTCCAGCCGCTCCATTGAGAGTCTCGAGGCGCAAATTCGGTCGGGCGTCGACGTTGCCAAGCAACTCGGCTCCGTCCTGGGCAACGTCGGCCAGATCATCGGGGACGTGTTCGCCGCTGCGGCACAGGCACCGGGCGGGCTGCTAGGTAACCTGGAAAGATTGACCGGGGAGTTTGCTAAATTCACTGCGTCCGATTCTGGACAGCAGGCCATCATCAACATATTCACCACGCTGTCCGAACTGGGGAGGGCGACCGCCCCCGTCCTGCTGGAGCTGGCAAGGATCATAGGCAGCACGGTGGCGCCTGCTCTGGGCGACCTGATCCGCATCGTCGGCCCGGCCCTACAGCCGGTAGTGCAGGCTCTCGGCGTTGGCCTTAAGGCGCTCCAGCCGGCTATCGCGCCGCTGGCCGAAGGCTTCGCCGCGGTGCTCCGCGGCGTGGCGCCGATCCTCCCGGTACTGGGGCAGCTGGCCGGGCTCGTTGCCCGCGTCCTGGGGGTGGCACTGACCAACCTCGCCAACGTGCTCGGGCCGGTTATCGCCAAGCTGTCGCCGTCATTCGCCAAGGTGATTGAGACGCTGGCCACCGCGTTCGCCGCAGTGGCGCCATCTATTGCGGAGTTTGCCGCTGGGCTCGGGACCGCGCTGACTACGGCCGTCACGCCGCTGGCCGAGATGCTTCCCAAGCTGGCTGACGCGTTCATTAAGGATTTGCTGCCCAGACTACCGGAACTTACCGCTGCGTTCCTGGGATTGATTCCGGCGATTCAGCTCGCCGCCGAGCTGTTCGCGGAGGGGCTGGCCGATGCGCTGACTCAGCTCATCCCGGTCATGCCCCAACTGGTGGACGCGTTCGTAGCCTTCGCCCTGGCGGCGGCCAACATGGCAACGGCAATCATTCCCCTCCTGCCAATTGTTGCCAAGCTGTTCTCGATCATGGTCCGGTTCATCCCCATTGGCGCGCAGATTGCGGCCGTACTGGTCGGCGTGCTGGCGGGGGCTATCAACATTGTCGCCAACACGATCAAGGGAGTCACGGGCTTCCTGGACTCTGCGGCGGTGTCGTTCCGCGGATTCATTGAAGGTCTGCCCGAGAAGTTCGAGGCGTTCAAAGAGACCGTTACTAATGCGTTCAATACGGTTGTCGATTTCGTTACGGGCATTCCGGGCAAGATCGGTTCGGCCATCGCTGCCATTCCCGACATCCTAATTGGGACGTTCAAGAGAGCCATTGACGGTGCGTTCTTTGCGATCGGCGTAGGTATCGGCCTCATCCTCACCGCCGTCCTTATCCTGCCTGGACAGATTGCGGACTTCCTTCGTTCGCTTCCCGCGCGCCTGTCGGCACTGTTCACCTCCGCGTGGAACGGCGCCGTCACGGCGACCACGAATCTCGGTAACCGCATCCTGGCTTTTGTCGGAAACATGGTCATCCGGATTGGCAACTTCGTCCAGCGTATCCCGGCCATCCTGTCGGGCGCCTTCCGGTCCGCATTTGCACAGGCGCAGAACATTGTCAACTCCGCAATCTCCCGGATCATGTCTGCCATTGGTTCAATCCCCAGCCGCATCTCCTCGCTCGGCGGGCGATTCGCTGCGGCTGGCCGGGGAATCATTGACGCCATCGGTCGAGGCATCTCCTCCGCCGGCGGGTTTGCCAGCGACCTCGGTAACCGAATCGCCAGCAACATTCGGGGTGCGATCAACTCTGTCATCTCCAGTATCAATAACGGAATCGCCAGCATTGACAGCGCATTCCCCGGCGACCTGCCGCGGCTCCCCCAGCTGGCAAACGGCGGAATCTTCGACCGCCCCCTCGTTGCGCAGATTGCGGAGTCGGGCCGTGAGGTTGTCGTTCCCATGACGCGCCCGGAGCGTGCGCTCCAGCTCGCGCAGGATTCCGGCCTGGCTGACTTGATCCGTCGCAGCGAGGGAAGGTCCCAGGTAATCCACGTGGAAATCCACGCCGGCAATGTCCGCGACCCGATGGCGATAGCCATGATGACCGTTAACCAGGTGGCCGCGGCGGTGGGGGCATAATGTACCCGGGATACTGGAGCTATGACGGTGTCGAGATTATCAACGACGCCCGATTCTCTACGTACATACGAGCACTGGGGATCAGCAAGTCCGCTGCCGCGTGTGCGTGCACCGACCTGGCAAACGTGCTAGAGGATGCGCCGTACGAAACTCCACTGGACGACATCGCCCCGTGGTACGACCCGGCGGTCCCCGAGTCCGCCGAATTTGCCGGCATCCGCCATAAGAAGGTTACCGGCATCGCGTCCTCGACGGGCCAGCGCACCGTGACCGATCTGGTGGGCGACGGTGGCGTGACCGGCCCGCAGCGGTTCGGGCCGCGCACCGTGGGCTTTACGGTCTACCTCGCCGCGGCCAGTGAGGCGGGCCTGGCCTACGGCATGAGCTGGCTCGCCGCCCAGCTCTCGGGCGAGGATTGCAATCTAGGCGACCTGTGCTTTCTGGCCTCTTGCCCGGAGGGTCAGGGTACCGACTGGGACGCGATCTGGCAGCGCTACAGTCGGACCCTTATCCAGGTCGCTCGCGTTTCCGGGCCGACCGAAACCAACCGTGTCGCGGTTGGCAGGGGCTGCACGGGCAAGAAGGCGCTTATCGCAGAGGTGGAATTTGTCCTCGTTGCGGAGGTGCCGTGTATTTGGGGCCAGCCCGTCCTGGTCGCTGGCCCCACGCCTTTCGTTGCGCCCGCGCCCGGCGGGGGCTGTGACATTAACTGGCAGATCGTAGGGACCTGCACCCCAGAGGCCGACTGCTGCCCAAGCTGCGGCAGCGATCCACTGTGCACTGGCACCACCCCACCGCGAGCGCCGATTCCTGTGCTGGGCTGCGGCGGCTGTGTGACGCGGTTGAGCACAGCCAAAGTCGAGGTCTCGGTGGCCGCCGGGCTGGTCCCGGCGTACGCCAACGTGGTACCGCTGGTCACCATCTCCAGCGGCAGCGCCGACGCGCGCCGCGTTGGTGTACGGATGGCGCCGCGGCCGGCCACGGGCGGCTGTCCGGACATCACCGAGTGCGCCTCGGTGGGCGAGGTCAACGTCTCCTGGCAGCCGGCAGGCTCGACGCTGACGCTGGACGGCCGGCGCCGCGCCGCCTCGCTGGCGTGCCCCCCCGCGGGCCAGAGCGTGCGCGTGCTCGGGCCGGACGGTGGCATTGCCACCTGGCCCGCGCTGCCCACCTGTGGCACGGGCGTGTGCATTGAGGTGCTGGCTGACGCCGACTACGTCGCCGCTGACGCGAGCGTGAGCGTCTGGATTGTCCCGTGCAGTGATGCCGGATGACCACGACTCTCGGCTGTGCACAGGGCTACGCCGTCACCATCACGCCGCGGGCCGGTAGCGGCCTGGGCGGACAGGGCCTGGACGTCATCCCCGCGGCGGCCAGCTGGGGGCGCACGCTGGACGCTGTCTCGGATGCCGAGGTGCTGGTGCCCGCGGCGTGCTGCGGCGGCCTGGCCGACGTCGATCCGTGGGCGTACGAGATGACCCTGTATCGCGACGCTGAACTGTGCTGGCAGGGTCCGATCTGGCGCATCACCGACGACAAGGCAGCCGGCAGCCTGAAACTCCAGGCGCGTGACGTGGCCGCCTGGCTGGCCAGGCGCAAGCTGGTCGCCGGCCTGTCAGTCACGGCGGCCACCGACCTGACGGCCATCGCTCAGGAGGTGCTGTACCAGGCGTTTGCCGAGGACGATCCGGACGTCCTCGGATGGGTGGACGCGCGCTCGACTGGCATTGCCATCGAACGCGCCGTGGAGCCGAACGCCGCCTACGCCCTGGATGAACTGGGGGAGCTGGCCAAGTTCGGCCTGAACTGGACGGCGATCGGCCGGCGTCTCGTACTGTTCGGCCCGGAGCCGCTGGCCAACCTGGAGCCCATCACCGACGAGGACTACACCGCGGGGTTGCAGCTCACCAAAGACGGCGATGCCATGGTCACGCGCGCGACCGTCACCGGCGATGACGGCGTCGTGGCGGTGGCCGGCGGGGTGATGCAGCCGTGGGGCTTGCTCGACCTCATCACCGACGTGGAAGGGCTGACGTCGGCCGGCGGCGCCCTGGCCGTGGCGGAGTCCCAGCTGTCGGGCGCGACCCCGGCGCCGATCCTCATCGCTGGCACGGACGGCGCGCTGCGGCCCACCGCGCCCGTTGCCCTGGCTGACCTGGTCCCCGGCGCGGTGGGCGCGGTGCTGGTGCGTGGCGTGTGCATGACGGTTAACCAGCTGGTGCGCCTAGAGCAACTGAAAGTCGAGTGGGTGCCAGGGCAGGAACTGGTCAAGCCTGGCTTTACGCCGATCGGGGTGAGGTGACATGGCGCGTCGCGTAACTCCTGGAGTCGCTGGCGGGATGGAGGGGCTACTTCGTGACCACTCCGCCCGTCTGCGAAAACTGGAATCCCGCCGAAACCGCTCGGTCATCATTGGCGACTGGACATTGTCCGACCAGGGCGGGCGACTCCTAGCCATCCATGTCAGCGGCGTAACGGTTGTGCTGGCTGATTCAACGGAAACCGAACCAGAAAGCGGGGGCGCATAAAATGGGCCGTTGCGGATCGTCTTGCGCGTGCTCGCTGATTGCGGGTACGGGCATCACCATTACCGGGTCGTGCACCACCGCGGACCCGTGCACCATCTCCGCCACGGGCGGGGGTGGTGGCTCGACTACCCTGGCCGTCACCGACACGGCGACGCTGGACCTCACTCTCGTTGGTCCAGTCGGCGGACCGTACACCCTGTCCGGAGTAGTTCCTGACGGTGTCGTGGTCCCAGCGACGGAGGCTACGCAGGACATCATCGGCGCAGCGTTCGGAAACGGTCTGGTCTACAACGACGCGGGCAACTCGTTCGCGGTCAAGATTTCCACAGACCCGAACAACACCGTGTCATTCGGTGCTGACGGTGGCGTGTTCGTCGGCCCGGCGGGTGGCAACTTCTGGACGACCAACACCGACCAGGCTGGCCTCACGGGACAAAAGACGTGGGACGCGCCGAATGCGAACAGCACTTTCCTCATCATTAACCAGCCGAACACGGTTCTGCCCACCGGATCGAACGATCTTCTCCAGGTCTTCCACAAGACGGTCAAGACGTTTTGGCTGAATGAGTGGGGCGCCCCGCGTATCTTCGTTGTCTCCTCCGCCACGCGTGGATACGCCGATGTCGCACTAAAGATCAGCACGCGCAACGATGCCGACACCATCGAGCTGATTCGGGCGAACACGTCCGACATCATCTGGAAACTTCGGGAGCTTGGCCCGGGGCTGTGCCAGATGACCGGCGGTTTCAGCGGCTGGTCCGACTTCACCTCGTTCCAGAACAATTACCAGGCATACCCCGGTACGACTTTCTATTCCCCGAAGTGCCGCATTGACCCGGGCGCCGATGTTATCCGCCTGCGTGGACGGATCGAATTCACTGGCGGTGGCAACACCACGGTTGGCCAGGTCATGTGCAACATCCCGGCGGGCCACCGCCCGATCCGCACCGTACAGGTTGACGTGGTCAATTCCGCTGGCTCGGTGATGCAGATCGACATCGAGCCAGACGGCGACATGATCATGCAGCGCGCGTTGGCCATCACCTGGATTTCACTGGACAACATCACCTACTACATCGGGGCGAACTGATGGCCACGAATGTCTGTGTCACTGACAAGTTCAAGCGCCTGGCCGGCGGGGAGCTGGACCTCAACATCGCCGGTCCGCCGGACGATCTGACCTGGCCCTACCCGTGCACCCCCGCTGACGGCAACAGCCTGTATTTCGACCCGGCCCGCGGACTGTGGGTCCCGCCGGACCGCCCGGCTCTCCTGGTCGATCAGATCAAAAACGACAGCCTGAATGCCACGGTAGCATTCAACGGCGAAATCAAGGGCAGCGTGCTCACGTTCACCGTGGCGAATCCCAGCACGTGCCGCTCCATGGCGGTCAAGCTGGATTGGCACGTACAGATGAACCTTACGGTGCCGGACACCGGCGGCGTGTACACGGTCAAGCTCGGCTACGACCGGGACTCCGGTGCGCCCACGGTTCCGCTAACCAGCGTCGAAACGGTGGCCACGCCGCGCGACATTGTCACGGCGGACTTCGCCACGCGTCGACACATTCACGACTCCATGACTTTCCTCCTGGCGCCGGGCGTGACCGCCACCGTCCGTGGACAGACGGCGCTCAAGTCGGAGTCGTCCAGCGTCGGTGGAACGTACACCTACGTTAGCTCCACCCTAAAGGCGCAAGGCTTCGGAATTGCGCTCTAATGATTCCCTACTCGCTCAAGATCAGGCTTACTGGCCAGCTGCTGGATGCAGCTGGCGCGCCCCGCCGTGGGCAAATTCGGTTCGATCTCCTGCGAGCCGAGCGCCGTCATGAGGGGGACGAGTACCGGTACGACTTTGACGACAACCGTCATGACCGCCTACCGGGCGGCCTGCGACTGGTCATCGCTCAGCGCCACGGAATTACCGTCGACGTGCACGGTAATTTCTCCATCATTCTGCCAGCGACAACGAGCCGCTTGCCGGGCGTGGTCTATCGCGTCATGGATTACACGGTAACTCCGCCGGACATTTACTGCATTCGCCTTCCCTCGGACGGCACTCCCTTGCTCGATGTGACGCTGGCCAGCGTCACCCGTGAACCTACGCCGTGCAAGGTCGACCCGAGCGACGTGGACGACGACACGGGACCGCCCGGCCCCGCCGGTCCGCCCGGCCCCGCTGGCGCTACCGGTGCACCCGGGGCCACGGGGGCGACTGGTCCCACTGGGGCAACCGGCGCGACGGGTGCCACTGGAGCGACCGGCCCTGTCGGCCCGACAGGGCCGCAAGGGCCTGCCGGCGCCACGCCGGCAACGGTTATCAACACCAACGCGCAGGGCCGCGTTACCTGGACGTTCGCCACGCCCTTCGCCGCGGTGCCCGTGGTGACCGCAACGATTCGGGACATCGTCCCCAACGACAGCACCAACGTCACGGTGGCGCTGGAATCGGTGAGCACCACGCAGGCGGTACTCCGTGGCTGGCGGACGCAGCAAATTCTAGCGCTACTGGGATTGCCGTCCGCGCCGGTGGGCGCTGGATATCCCGTGCATATCAGGGCGACTCCACAGACGGAGTAAAGAAAGAGGAGGAGGCAGGCATGGCAATAACCGATGATCCGTATTTCCAGCGGGAGCTGGTGCCGGAGCAACTAGCCAGACTCTCCGCTGCGCTTCGTGCACGGTGGGCACTGGCCAGCGGCGCAACCGGAATTAAGGGGGATGAGGACCATAAGCGAGGATATCACCGCTCGCGGGAATTCAACCTCTATTCCCCGTATTGTATCAACCGGACGTATTCGGTTACTGAGACGGTAGGTAACCGCATCGGCGGGGATGCCCGCTGGTTGGCGGGGATGGACATCTCGCTCCCGGACCGCCTGCTACTCGGCGCGTGCCAGCGGCTGGATGAGGCGGTACGCGCGGGACGTCTGGAGAAAGTCACCGAGTGGTATGGCAACAAAGACGGTGATACTCGCGTTGACGGGTACGACAATATCCACAACGCGATAGCTAGTTCCGATTCGTCGCACCTCTGGCACATGCACATTTCATTCGACCGAGGTCGGGTGAACGAAGATCACTCCGACCTCTATGCAATCCTGACGGGAGACACTGACGTGATTACCGATGACGACGTTGAGCGCATTGCCAAGCGTGCCGCGGAACTGACGTGGCGCCAGCCGGTGAGTAGCCCTAGCCTCGACCGCTCCGAGGAGTACCCGAACGGTCGGCCGCACTCCACTCACGAGACGGTCATTAACTCCATTTCCACAAACCGTATGCTGGCGGCCCTGGCTGGCGCGCTCACTGCGCTGGCAGAGAACGCGGGCGCGGAGCCCTCCGAGGTGCTGGCCGCCATCGAGGCAGGCGCGCGCGGCGCCGTGCTCGACGCGCTGGCCGCCGGGGTAGGCGAAGTCGTGCCCGCCCCGGCGCCGGGCGGTGGCGCGTGACGCCGGAGCAGATGCGCCGCGACGCGCGCAACCGGGCCGCCCGAGCGCTGCTCCAGGGCGCCCTGGCAACCGTGGTTGTGCCGGCACTACTGGCTGGCCTGGAGGTTGTCAGGGACGCGCTGGCAGTCGAGCCGGTGGACTGGCACACGATAGCGCTGCATGCCGCCAGCGTGGCGCTCACGACCGCCATTGCCGCCATCATCACGGCGCTGTCAGCCTACCTCCACAGGCTGGTGCTCGACCCGTCCGCGGTCCCGTCGCTGCGTCCGCCCAGCGACGGGATTGATCCGCCGGGCAAGCATGCGACCGACCGCTACCCCATCGCCGGGCCGTAACCGCGAATGCCCCCCTCCGAAGAGGGGGGCATTCGCTTCCGAATCACCGGAGTGTCCCCGCCGTCGCGGGTCCGGTGGCACCCCCTTGCGGAGGTGGGGCCCTTGCCCTGCCCCTGCGATCAACGGGGGCGGGGCTGTTCTCGTGGCTCACCCTTGCGAAGTTGCCCGAGATTTAGGAGTGACTGCCGCGCAGGTCGGTTCATAACAGCCAGCCTCGAACCCCGCATGCCGCCGGCCGAAACGCCTTACCAGCTGGGTGGTGTTTTCTTCGCGCCCGTTAGGAGGCCCTGCGATCAACAGGGCGCGGGCACTTCGGGGGCTGGCTTGACGCAACAGTCACTAGTCTATGGAATTAAGAAGTCCCGAGGCGATTCGCTTCACCCTTGAGATTTCCGCGCCCAGCCAGCCCGGCGCGGTAAAGCAAATACTTACCCGGCCGTCCGGCTCCGGGACTTCGTTGCGGGGGTAGGATTTGAACCTACGACCTTCGGGTTATGAGCCCGTCGCGCTGCCAGCCTGCGCCACCCCGCACCGTGCCTCCCCCTCCCGGTCAGCCGTCCGGGAGGGGGAGCATTCACGCTTCACTGGGGGGTGCGACCAGCCGCGGGCAGGTCTCCAGTGAAGCGACAGCGGGGTAACCGTCTATCAGCGCGTCATGGCACGAAGGGCGCTGATAACCCCGCCGGTCCTTGCGCGGGAATCAGTCAGCCACCAGGCCCTGGAATTCCCGCTGACGCCGAATCGCGTAGTCGATGTACGGCGCGTCGGCCAGCGCGAGGTTACCGCTGGTGACGTCCTGCGGACCGGCCATGCCGGCGCCGCCGTGCTCGGCGTGCCACATGTAGGCGGTGCTGCCCGCCGGCACCCGGACCACACCGACCGCCAGGCCGTCACGGTCGCGGACGTCGGTAGTCCACAGGCAGCCGGCGCCGGTGATCACGTGGTCGTGCTGGCCGGAGACGGTGGCGATGCCCGCGGACGGCAGCGGCTTCCAGCTCGCGTTGCGGTCAAGCGTGACCGCGTTGAACGGGAGCGGCCGGATGCGCACGTCACCCTGGGACTGCGGTCCGCTCAGCACGGGCACGTCCACGCTGCCCAGCTCGCGAGCCACGTGCTCGTAGACCTCCCGACCCAGCGCCTGGGACAGCTGGTCCAGCGTGATGCCGACCGCGCGAGCAAAGCTCGCTTCGGCCTCCTCGACCTCGACGGGAGCCGCCTCGGTCTCGGTCTCTTCGAGGATGGTGGTTTCGGTCACTGTGTTCCCTTTCTTTTCTGCCCCTGCCTTTTGGCCGGGAAGTCGGTGGATTGGTTACCGGTCGCGGGAATCAGGTACGCCGTAGCGTCTGGCTGTATTCCTCGGGGGATTCTCCCGCAGTCCAGGCGACGGCGTCAAGTGCCTTGACGAAGTTGTCCGGCACGGCCAGGCCATAGCGGCGACGGGTGCCCGTACGTTCGAGCGAACCATTGGTGACGACGAGGATTTTCACGTCCATTCCCCAGGTGTCACGGGGGACGTCGTACAGCTTGACCGTCTGCCCGGGATTTCCCGGGTCGTCGCATTCGTCCACGAGTGAGAGGTTCGCCTGCGTGGCGAATTCCTCCCAGCCGACCCGCTCGATGGCGGCGCGGCGGACCTCGACGTTGGGCTCCTCACGGATGCGCTCTACCGAGGGGTCCATGATGACCCACTGGGGGACGTTCGCGCCGTGCCAGAAGTAGAGCCCCCACGGGTCGGCGCCGTCCCACTCAATCGCAGGGCCGTCCGCGCGGTGGAGCTGGTGCGAGCCCGGCCCGTCCGGGCCGATGCGCTCGATGTGAGTTGCGGTCGGCCGTTCGGTGACCACGACAAAGTCCGGGTGCGGATACCACCAGCCGGCCGAGCACGCCGCTTCGTACGCGGCCAAGATCTCCCATTCCTTCTCGCGGTCCGGAAGCTGCATAACGTCGCGGGCGAACGCCAACGAGGCCAGCCAGTTGTGCCAGCTCTGGCCGCCGAGCTGCTCGTAGTAGATGGCCCGCGCTTCGGCGCCGGTGATGGCCGCGGTGACCTCGGCCAGCCGCTTCGGATGCGGCACCTTCACGACCACGCCGGGCCACGGCGTGTCGCACAGCTCGTAGACGCGCTTCACGCCCGCCTCCCATGCCGCCCAGTCCGGGGGCGTGGGGTCAATGGATTTGTACATCCATTGCTTGGCGAACGGGATGAGCTGTGCGCGCTCCTCATCCGTGAGATTCCTGACTGCCATTTCTGCCCTACCCTTTCGGTTTGGTGCGGTCGTGCGCCGCAGTGTATCTTACTTTCCATTCGAGAAGCTCTGGGAGTCGAGTCTCCTCCCAGAGCGCCCACCCCTTGCCGGAAAGGTCCGGGGCGGGAAATGCGAATTCTGTATTGCGGTAACGACTACGCAGCTTCCGTAAGGTGTCGGCCCCGTAGCCGAGCCTTACCGAAAGCGTGCGCTGATCTAGGTACTCAGCCATCACGTCGCCGCGAAGTGATGCGCGGCCAGAACGCCGACAGCACGCCCAGCCCGACCACGCCCAGTCCGAAGCCTGCGGCGATAGCCACCAGGAGCCAGCGGTCCAGGCCGAGGCACAGCGCCACACCGCCGAAGCAACAGCCGACCGTCGCGCCCGTCAGTAGGATGAGGCCATAGGCCAGCAGGATCGTGGCCGGAGTGGTGTCCTTCTGGCCGCTCACGCTGCCACCGCCATGGGCTGGGCGTGGCGCCCGGCGCTGGCCTGACGCGGGCGCACGGTGACCGGCTGGCGCCAGCGAAGGTCAGGCGGCGTCAGTGCGGTGACCGGGCGCGCGACCAGCGTCAGCGGTGGCCAGGGGCTGGCGTAGCCCTCGGGGGCGTGCGTGGTGAGGCTGACCCTGGGCAGACTGGCGGGCTCCTCGGCATCGGCTTCCCGCGGCATCCGGGCGGCGGTGCGCGAGCTGCGCTCGGTGACCAGTCGGGCCACCAGCACACCGGCGGTTACAGCGTCGGTGCCCACTGCCGCGGCGTGGTGCCGTCCGCGGGCGCTGGTCTGCGGCACGCCCGGCGGACGCCCGCCCAGTGCCAAGACCAGCCGGCGGAGAAAGTCCCTCATGTCTGTCTGCCCCTTTCAGGTGCTGTGTTTTCGTGGGGTGGTGCGCCCCGCGCCCAATGCCGGGCGCGGGGCGGTACTGCTAGAACGGGACGCCGCCGTTAGCGTGCGTTGGCGGGGCAGCCGGCGCGGCGCCGACGTTGGCCGTCCACCACGCGGCGGCAACCTGCGCCATCTCCGCGCTCGGCTCGGCCAGGTCGAAAGCATTTCCGTCCTTGATCAGGCGAGCCACGGTGACGTGACCGACGATGCCGCCCAGGCGCTGAGTAAGGCGGCGCTGGGACAGGTACAGATCGGTGATGATGAACGGCGTGACCTGCGTGCCAACCGGCAGACCGTCCAGCACGACGACGGTCGCCGTCACCTGGTTACGCGTCTGGCCCGGGTTGAACTTGTCGGGCAGGTTCATTTCAAAATTCGTGGGCTTGATGATGAGCGTGCGTCCCAACAGCTCATCGATCTTGGGGTACTCCCCCCCCGCCGCGGCGTCACCGAACGGGACGAACGGCGAGGCGCCCTGGCCCATTGCGGCGGGCTGCTGCACGGGCGCGGGCTGCGCGTACTGCTGCGCAGGGGCGGCAGCCGGTACCGGCTGCGCGTACGCCTGGAAGCCCTGCGGCGGGGCCGGGGGTGCGGCGGGGGGGGTGGCGCCGAAGGCGCCGAAAGGGTTGGTCACGATGCTTTTCCTCCACGCTGACGATTCGCTGACGTTGCATTCACGTTGCAGTTACGCTACCTGTCGCGTTGACATTGCCTTGCATTGCTCTCGCGTTGCGTTGCATTGTCCCTTGACTATCCAACTGGCCGCCGGCCGAGCCGGTTCGGGTACGGCTGACGCTACACGGGCGACGACGGTTCGTCAACTGTTGACGTCACGTCAATACGCGGTGACCATCCGTCAGGCCACTGGCCGGTCTGCGTCGGACAGGCGGCCTTGACGCTGCATGCCCGGCACAGGTCCGACAATCGAGGAAGGTACACCCCCGCCCGTTCGGCGTGATCCATCGCCCCTACCTGGTATTCCACCGCAGCCAGGGGATAGCGCGCGAGGTTGACAGCGGCAGACGGCGCCCCCTTGCGCGCGAGCCAGTAATCGGCCCACGCCACCTCGGGCGCGAGCCCGAGCAGCACCATGGCATGGGCGTAGGTCGGCAACTGGATACTGCCCACCGGCGCCGTAGCACCGGACTTCAAGTCACGTACGCCGATACGTCCGTCAGCGTCACGGATCACCTGGTCAACGAAACCGCGGACCGGCACCGCGCCGAAGTAGGCCAGGAATTCGACCTCGATTCCTGGCCTACCATCGGTGAGCATGGCGATTTCGTAGGTGCGCTGTTGCTGCGCCATGACGTAGTGCTCAACCATGAGCGCGCCCTGGACCAGCCACCACAGGCGGTCTTCCCGCCCGCGGGCGGCCACGCGCCACTCGGAGGCGGGTACGCCCGAGGTGCGCTCGAGCCGTCCGGCTTCGTTGTCCAGCTCCTGGGCGAACTGACCCGCGGCCCACTGTCGGGAGTAGCTGCGTCCGCCCAGGCGGGCACGCTCCCACAGTTCGATCACCGAGTGGAGCGCCGTGCCGCCCGCGTTCCACCACGCGGGGCGCTGGTCGACTTGATCGACGCGCTCCAGGCGGTAGCGCATGCCGCAGTCGATGAAACTTCCCAGCTGGCTCACGCTGCGGTGAGCGGGACGCTGACCCGTCGCCCTGCCGGTCGCGGCGCCATCCGCCGGCGGTAGGGGAGGCGGCTCGTCCTCGCCCGGCAGGGCGCCGAAGGCGACGAACGGGGAGGTCATGCCAACGCCTGGCCCACGTCCGCGGCGCGCTGGGCCAGCTCCGCCTCACGCCAGGCTGCGGCGCGCTGGCCCTCTTCGCGGATGCGACGCGAGGAGTCCGACAGAGCAGACTCCAGGATTCCGTCGAGCATGTCAGTTTCCTTTCTCAAATTGAAGCCGGACGCCCCAGGGCGTAAAGAAGGATCGTAGCCCCGTCGGGCGAATGCCGATAAGTTCTCGAAATGAGCCGTCGTCAACGTGCCATACGGCATGCTCTAACGGCACGTCGACGACGCGTGCAAGGAAACTCTCGCCCCGCATCGGCCAGGCGAGAAAGTGAGGCTTAATTTCGGTTGACACTACCCGTCCTCCGCGGTATTGCACGAAAAGGAAACTGTGCCTAATCGGCAACGGTAGGGCAATACGCACGAGCGGGGCTAGGAACCGGGGGCGCGGCCAGGTAGAGGACATCGTCACCTCCCCCCGAATTCGGGGCAGGCGTTCCGAGACTCGGCGGGGAACCTAAGTCCAGCTTGCAATGGGGAATGCGACACCCACCAGGCATTAACCAGTGGGACATCGATATTGCGTATCAGCATGGGCTGGCGACCGTACGGCCAGGTGTAGAACGGAGACGGCACCGGGAGGGGACGCCTCAGTCCATCCTTAAGGAATGCGAGAGAAAGCCGCCCGCAGGTGATCGGAGGAAGGGAGACAATGGCGATCCGCAACGAGTTAATGGACATGGTTCTCACCGCCCGTGGCGTGCGCCTCCTGGTGAATTCGGAGGAGGTCTGCCAGGTCGTCCAGCTTGGCAGTCACGGGTACGCCCTGGTGGAAAGTCGCCAGGTGCACCAGGGCGGCTACCGGGTCGACCAGCTCCGGCGGCTCCCACGGGTGCGTCTCGCTCTCGCGGTAGGCGATGACCTCCCCGCCCAGGCGCACCCTGACGACCGCCACGGCCAGCTCGGCGGTGGACACACCAGCGGCGTCTGCCACGGCGCCCAGCGGCAGCAGGGACGGCGCGGGGGCGGCGTAGAGGCTGGCGGCTGCCGTGTTCATTGCGGTCTCGTTCGCCGCACGTTGCTGCGCGGTCTGACGTCCAGGCGGCCCGACGTCGCCCTCCAGTTCGATCCAGCCGCGGCTAGCTGGTGGACGTGGGCCGCCCACTAGCGCCTGTGCGGCGAGGCGCTCGGCGTCGCGCCAGCGCCACACAACCTCGACGTCCGCGCCGGGCGGGGGCGTACCAGTGACGGGCGCGACGCCGTCCCGCTTCAGCGTCACCACACTGTCCGCCGGCCCGGACCGGGCGCTCACGCGCCAGCGGTTGCCGTCCGCCCCCACGATGACGTCGTTTACCTCGACCTCTGCCCACTGAAGAATCATCGTTACCGGTCCTCTGTTAGCACGGAATACAATAGTGCGTCAGGCACTCCCAGGTAGCCACTGCGTACAGCCCGGGAGTAGCGCGGCTCGTTGCGCCATAGAGTGTAGACATGCAGATTTACTACAGGCTGAAATACATTGAGCATCGCTAGGAAGCGCTCGGGCGGCCAGGGAGTAAGGGTCGGGATGTCGTCATCCCAGCCCCAGTGTCGCATGGCCCACGGGTAATAGGCGAGTGGGTAGGGGAGAGTCCGGGAGGCGCACCCACGCAGAACGCTAAACGCCTCGGGTCGGATGCCGCCAGTCACCAGTTCTCCGCAAGCTCGGCAGTCAAAATATAGAAGTCTAGAAGAATGTCATTCAGTAATCGCGACGTCTGGCCACTCAGATTTAGGATGAGCTGCGTCGCGTCAAGCCGGGTGGCGTCGTGGTCGTCGTCATACTCTAGTCTCGGCCAGGGGTCAATGGGTGCGGGGAATGTTTGTTCCGTCCAGCTGCGAGGCGACCGCAAATGCCGCATGGCCCACACAGAGCACGGCGAAATATCGGTGCTCGCGTGCAAAACATTGAAGGCAACACGTCGCATGCTGTGCGTCATAGGTTATCCCAGTTGCCATTACCGTACGCCAACGACATAAGGTCAAAAGTCCAGGAGTGCCATTGAACCCGCTTGACCGGGACCCAGTGTTTGGCGACGCTTAGTCCCCGGGACATTAGTAGAACCTCACGAGGCGCTGGGGGTAGTCGAGCATATAGAGATTGTCGAAATCTTCCGCGTAATTCCCGTTGAACGCCTCGCTGAATACCTGATTAATTTGGCGACGCATACCGCTCGACTTCCCCGGCCAGGAGACAAGGGGCTCCCGGTGCGGGGTCGGAGGCCAGTTGAAGTGTTGAGCATCCCGAAGGAAGTAGCTACGGCCAGCACCAAAGACATTCCAGTGAACAAGGTCTAGCTGACCGAACGCCCGCCTCGACGGAGTCGAGTGCCACATACCGCTCACGGGAAACTCCCCCGCCCTCCTGATTCTAGCATATTAATACCATCGGGATATCGACCCCCCCAACGAAGGCAGTTTACCCGGTCCCACACCCGTGACTGGAACCATCCATACTCGAAGGCATCCGGCCAGGCAGTGAGAGGCGGGTTGCATAGGGGGCCAACGACAATGGCGGCGGGATTAGTCGTTCCCAGGTGGCCGCCGGTACGCGCAATGTCCCACAGTCTCAGGCGGACCGTGATGTTCAGGTCGGCTCCGCTCACGCCAGTGCTCCCCGCTCTGCGTCTAGCATCTCAAATTCCCGGGGATACTTATCCCAATCAAAGGAAGTTGCCAACTGCCATACCCGTGATTGGAACCCATCAAAGTAGGAGACATCCGGCCAGGTGGTGAAGTCGTCCGCCAACCGGCCGGAGATGTTCTCGTCAATGGCGGCCGGAATGTACCATTCTGACTCCGGCCAGTTGGCGCGGGTAAAGTTCCACAGGTCCATCTCAAACGAGAGCGGCAGGAAGTTCACGCCGTCACCCGCTGCACGGCCAGCGCCTTCGCTGCACCCGGGTCAATGCGAGCGCTGGCCAGGGTCGCGCTGATCCTGTCGGCCAGCTCCCCGGCCCGGATGTCGGCGGGGAAGGCCACGCCCTTACGCGTGGCGTAGGCGCGCGCCCTGTCGCTGGCTGGCTTCTTCCGCCATGCGCGGTCGCGATGGGCGACCACTGCGGCGGGGGAGTTGCGTACGTAGGACTCAATCCAGCCCATGCCGATTTCCTGACTGGCGAGGTTCCGGGCGATCCAGCTGCCCCCTTTCTGGGGGGCGCAGATAGCGGCATCCCACGTGCCCATCTCCGGGCCGGGGATGATGGTCGCCCAGCCGGATTCGCCCAGGGACACAAACCACCATCCCGCGTCGGTGCGCTGCCATACCGAATCCGCCTGGGCGAAAAGATCGATTTCCTTCTCGCCGTGCACGACCTCGATTTCCCGAGGGGCGACCTCGGTAAGCTCCTCCTCTAGCAGCTCGCGATCTTCGGCCTCGGTGAGGCTCTCCCCGTCGCGCACCGTGCGACCGGCCAGCGTGGACACGCCCACCAGCGAATGGCGTGCCGCGGCGCCGGAGATGTCCAGGATGATCGCGTCCCGCTTGGACGGATGCGTACGCAGTCCGCGGCCCGCCATCTGGACGAACAGCCCGGCGCTCAGTGTCGGGCGGGCGATGATGACGCAGCTGGCCGCCGGCCAGTCGAAACCTTCGGTGAGGACCGCGCAGTTGGACAGCCCGGTGATACGCCCGCGCTCAGCGTCGAGCAGGGTTTCCCGGCGTTCCTCCAGCGGCATCACCCCCCAGACCGCACGCGTCGGGTAGCCACCCTCGCTCATCACGTCAGCCATGAGGTGGGCGGTGTCCACGGTCGGCGTGAACAGTACGAACGGGCGGCCCTTGGCGTGCTTCTCGTAGGCCGCCAGGATGGTCGCCGGGGCGGAGCTGTCGGTCAGCGCGCGTCCCAGGTCGCCATCGCTGTAGTCGCCCGCGGTGCGCCGGACGCCGGACAGGTCGAGGTCGTCCACCGGTATGCCGTGCCCGCGCGGGTCGACAAGGAAGCCCTTGCGCACAGCCCAGGAAATCGTGCGCTCAAACGCGACCGACTCCCACACCTTCCCGAGCGGTACGCCGTCAGCGCGGGTGAGCGTTGCGGTGTAGCCCACCGCCTTCGCACCGTCCTTGCGGAAACAGCCGAAGCCCTCCAGCACGGACATGTAGGAATCCGCGGTGGCGTGGTGGCATTCGTCCACGATCACGTAGTCAACGTCGCGGACCTGCGCCAAGCGATTCTCTCGACGCAACGTCTGGACACTGGCTACGATGATTCGCGCATCGGTGTCGTTGCGCTCGGCTTTGATAATGCCCGCGTGAATGTCGGGACACACCGATTCCAGCTTGCGCACCGTCTGGCCCGCCAGCTCGTCGCGGTGCACCAGGATCACGATTCGCCGCGCGCCCTCCTCGACCAGCTCGGCGGCGAGGTGCGAGAATGTGACAGTCTTCCCGGTGCCGGTGGGCAGCACGACTGCGGTACGCAGAACGCCGCGCGCCCATTCGTCGCGCACCGCCGCATTGGCATCGCCCTGGTACTCCCGTAGCGGGAGGCTGTTCCTGCTGAGTGCGGCGGTCACGGTTGCTCCAGTCTGCCCTGTTCCGTGTTCGCCGGCGAGTCTACCGCAGGCGTAGACAGTCCGTCAACCAGGGCGACCCATCCAAGCTCCATCTCCCACCCAAAAGACAGGAGGTCCATATTTGTCCAGAGCCAATAGAACATGTCCCCTAGTCCGAAAGGCTCTTGTGCCATTCGGACCAATCCCCACTTATTCACCACCAGCTCAAGGCGGGGCCGCCCCGCTGCCGGCCAGGCAGAGAAGGCTTCGGCGTCGTCCCAGTACGTGCGAGTAAAATGAGTGAGCCCCAGGAATTCCCTGCCCGGAATCCACCTACGCACGTGGGCGCTCAAGGCGTACGCCTTCGAGTCGAGAAAGAACGCGTGTGGATTTCTCCACACTGGATTCCAGCCATTCACTCGTACACCCCCCACGAGAAAGAGAGACAGTCCGTCTCTTCCCAGAGGTACTCGAAGAGAGGCCACGCGCCGACCTTCCCGCCCGGCCCCTCTAGCGAGTAGCCACCGGAGCGGATCATTGCAGAGGTGTCTACAGTCAGGTAGCAACCTGACACGTTAGGCCAGGCAGGGTAGGAGTCACCCCAGTCCGTGCGAGTGAAGTGGACCGCTCCGACGAACAGCCGACCCGTTGCCCTGCGGCGCACCCAGGCGCTCAAGACATACGCGGGGGACAGGAGAAAAAAGCCCTGGGCGCCAATGCTAGCGCCTAGGGCTTTCCCTCCTGCCTCAACTGTCACGGCTGTCCTGCTCGCGCTGGAGTCGTAAGAGGTTCTGAACTTCTGCTTCCACGTCTTGGACCTCCACTTTCTGGCCGCGCCTGCGCGCCTCCCTAGTCAGGTCGCGGGCGATGTTGCGTGCGTCCCGCGGCGTGATTTTCGGGCCGAAGATTTTCCACTTTGCCATTGCCTACTCCTCCTCGTCGGTGACCAGCTCGGGGAATTCGCCCAGGTCGAACAGGGCCACAAAGTCGGACACGTGCGCGGGCCACGGGTAGGGCTCGAACTTCTCCCCGTCCTGCGCCACGTGCAGGCCCCAGTTCGAGACGCTCAGCGCGGCGTCGCCCCAGCCGTGTGGGGTGAGGATGGTGCGCAGCCACACCGCCAACACGTCGGTGTCCGCGCGGTGGTTGGCCCGGCCGGTGAGCCCGAGGGATTCCAGCTTGCGGGCGATGCGCCACGGCGTGTCGCCCAGGTCGAGCACGGCGCGGACGATGTCGTCGCGCACGGTCTCGGCGGCGGTCGGGGTGGTGATGGCGGTCATGGTGACTCCGTTCTGCCCTTGTACGGTTCGCCGTCAGTCTACCATCTCGGTAGACGAGTCGTCTACCGCTTCCCCCGCCCCGGCTGCCAGCGCCCGCCACGGCAGCTCGAACGCTGGCACGCGGTAGACGCCCTCGACTGGCACGCGCACGGCTTCCATGCCGGCCGCCAGAGCGATAGCGTCATGCTGATAAAGAACCGTGGTCGTACGTGGCTGTCCGTCAAACCAGATCACCAGATAAAGGTCACGTATTGTTCCGGCGGCGTGCGGGGGCGGCACCTCCTGGCTTACCCCCAGGAGCCAATTCAGATCACAGTTCAGCGCCTTAGCCATTCGCAACAGGACGGGCGTGGAGGGTAACTGCGAGCCGCGCTCGGTGTTGGAAATGGAGGGGCGGGACGTTTCGGTCAGCTCGGCCAGGACCGTCTGATTCATCCCAAGCGCCAGGCGCCTGGC